TTTAAATGCAAAAGTTAAGCTTGAACACATTGATAATTATATGTTGGTGAATAATATATAGTATGTCAAACGCAATTTTACAAAATAGTAAGTTTATTCACATACCCAAGTGTGGTGGTACATCAATACAGTCTATTTTGTGGAATGTTGGGTGCATCAAGGAAAAAGATCAAGAATTTACAGCACCTAATCATGGTCACTTATTTGCATCACAGATGCCACAAGACAGTAGAGTCAATTTTACATTTGTCAGAAACCCCATTACATGGTGGCATTCATGGTATCACTGGAATAAAATGCAACCATTGTCTAGGTTCAGTGGTGATGAGTTGAAAAGCAAATCATTTGATGAGTGGATTGATGATTACGGGCAATTCTGGCTTGGTAAGTTTACAGTGTTGGTGAAGAGATATATGGGTGAAGATGCTAATTTTCCAACTACTAACAAAGTCACCAAAATTGGAAAAACAGAACATTTGTACAAAGATTTGATAAATATACTTGATGAAATTGGTGAACCATACAATGTTACACGTATGCAAGATCTTGCAGATGGCAAAGTAAAGATGCCACCAACTCATACAAATATCCAAGTTTATGATAGAAAAAATATAAGCTCAACAACAAAGAGTATTATATACAACACAGAAAAAGAAATATTTACAAAATTTAATTATGGAACTGACATATAACGAACAGCTAATGGGCAAATGGCATCACGATATTCAAATTTCTGAAACACTAAAAACAAGTGATTTAACACAACCAGAGCAATAAGTATTAAGTAATTTATGGACTTACCTACGCTGCCTAAAAGCCCAAAATGTTGGGCTGATCTTAAAGCTTATATATCTAGCATTTATCCTGAGGATCATAAATTTACAAATCCTGATGGAAGTAATCCTTACTTTAAAAGGTTAGATACGATATTACAAAGACACGAAGGCACATACGTCTTTGCTAACACAGTCAGAGAGTTTGGTCAGTTCGTTCCGTATGAAATGAAGACATTTCATTATTTCAATTGTGAAAGGAAAATAGCGTGTATAGACAGAGGTTACGAGGCTTTCTACCCTAGCGCTGACGGATTTATATATGACTTTAAGGGTCCTAAGATAGGTGATTTTCATGGAGGTGATTCATTAAATTGGACTAGAAATGAAAACATGCTGGCTGAGTTTACGAACGATATTCACTCTAAAATACCAGACGCAAAAGTAATATACAAATTTGATAATGCAGGCAATGACTTATTTTCTTTACCAATATGTGTACCACCTTTTTGGGGTTGTCCTGTCGCTATGTACTCGTGGTTAGGCGTTAATTTTCCGAAAACCAAAGCATATGGTATAGAAGTTGATCTTGTTTTTAGTAATAGAAATAAAGGAGCTATACCGTTTTCTGACACGACACCAGGAAATTTTAAGACATGGAATACCACTGGAACTAGAAATAGAAATTTTTGTCATTGGGATGTTTTTGTATCTCATATGCTAAGCAAAAAATTACGTATAGGCGCTATTGGACGCAAAGACATGAGTTACAACCTCAATGGTGTAATAAACTCTTTTGACTATGCTAACCCATCTGTCGCTACAATAGAGATGATGCAAGCCGCTAATTTTTATGTTGGTACGGACACAGGGCCTACACATCTAGCTTCTCTGTTTGATAACTTGAATATTTTTATATTTAGAAAGTTATGGGACTCGGGTCATAACGGTATTCTTAATTATAATAAAGCTCTAGATTACTATGAGCATATGAATCCATCACGAGTATACAATTGCAAAGCATTAGATGATGACTTTGATAATATTGATTTGCTTATTAGTGAGGTCGAGAATAGATTTAACTTATAAATAACGTTTATGAAACTAAGCGTCAAATCATTGATACACCCTTTTGACAGTACGGACCTTGCACTCGCATTATACGGAGGTAAAAACGATGGTAGTTACGTGCTGTCTTCAAAAATTCTTAATAATACTAGTGCTGCGTATTCGTACGGTATAGGTAACAATGTCAAGTTTGACATCGATCTAGCCAAAAAATTTACCTTTCCTATTTTTCAATATGATCACACGATTAATGCCACTCCTGTTAAAAATCCAAATTTCATATTTAAAAAAGAAGCGTTAAGCAGTGTTAATATTTCAAAGCATCTGCAAGAGAATAACCATACAGGTAAAGATGATTTGTTGCTAAAAATTGATACTGAAGGTGCTGAATATGAATTATTTAAAAATGCAGATCCCGCTGTTTTCAAACAGTTCAATCAAATAGTTATAGAAATTCATAGAATAAAAGACCTGGATGAAAAGTGCATTAACTTACTAACATCATTATTTGCTGCGCACAAACTGGTGCATATACACGCAAATAATTATGGAGCAATGACAGATGGCCTACCAGAAACACTGGAGCTGACATTAGTTCGTGATGATCTATTACCAGAAGGTATCAAGCTTTCTAATAAAGCAGCGCCTATAGAAGGTTTAGACACACCGTGCTCACCGGGTAAACCTGATTATGAATTGTCATGGTGGGTTAAAATTTAATTATGGAACCGACATATAGCGTCTAAATTAACGCCATTAGATCAACCGTACAGCCCATAAATGTCAGTGTTGTTGATGCGTTGATCAAAAACCATTTGTTCACTGGTCACATTGATGTCTTGATTGTATGCCTTGGTAGGATATGTTGTGGACAGCTGACTGAACAATGACAATAATGTTGATGAATCATTGAGACCCACTTCTGTTGCAGAGTCATTGAGAGTCAATGCATTGCTGATAGTTTCTTCTGTAATTTTACCAGAACGAGCATTGTCAAACACTTGATCATTGCCTCTGATGAGTGGCAAGCCTGGTTCAAAGCTGTAATCCAGTCTACGAGCACGCAATCTCCACATGTAATGAGCACCCAAGTAGTTCATTTCAGCAATGTCTTGGTCATCAATGGTTGTTACTTCAAAGAACTTGCCTTCTCTGTTGCCTGGTCTGGTATTACCATACTGTTTGAGCTGAAATACATCACCTGATTTGGGTTGAATGTCTTGATTGTTGCCTTGATATACACTGGACAATGCATTGAATGTTGCAGCATATGAGCTGATGTGTACAAATGCAGTGACTTCATCATCAGGATCAAATCCAAATCTGCGCAAAGTAGCAGAGTTTTCAGTCAGCTGAATGTACATGATGATTTGCACAGGTGGATAGTAAGATTTGGTAGGATCTTCACCATACAAGTTGTTGGCAGACAGTGTATTGTATTGGTTGATGTAATACTCAACTGGTTGTCCATATCTTTGAATAGCTTCTCTGATTGCTGATGATATGACTGCTATTTCACCAGCATTGGCAGTTTTGTCATTGACATTGACTGTGCATTCAATGGAGTTGTTGCCAGCGCCACTGTACAAAGTTCCGCATGACACTGAAAAAGATTGTGGAACGTAATAACTCATCTGCGTAAAATGATGCCTTGGGTTGTTTTTGCTATTTTGACACCATGTGCATGGTCAGAGTTGAGAGCACGTTCTTCTCCAGCTTGCATGGCATTGATGTCAAAGCGGCCAGGATATTTTTGCTGCAAGTTGGCTATGTCTGCAGCTGTACACAAATGTGGTTTGCCAGTGGTTTTGACTGCATCAATGGCCATGTCCAATGGTGTTTTGTCTTGTTTGTATTTTTGTGCAATGATGCCAGGATTTTTCTTGCCAAGTCCAGAGTTGCCCAGCCTGGCCATGGTTCTGTGGCGCGGCTTGGGGTTGAGCAAGCTGCCAGTTGTATTCAACAACTGACTGCTCAACAGCGTCTTCTCAAAAAAAGTTTCAAAAGTCATTGCATGTATTTAATGCAAACTGTGTAATCCTCTAAATACTATTATGAAGTTCGACAACTTAGCTAACAAACTGCTGAATACATACTTGGTAGAATCTGAACACAATTGCAGTGCAGCTGCAGATGGCTGCTGTTGCAGTGAGTGTGAAGAGTGCATTGCCAATGCTGAAAAGCAAGAAGACACTCAAGAGTAGTTGCTGCAACTGATGTTTTTGCTAAATAATAGCAATGAACAACAGTCAAGTGCTAACATATGGAGTTGCACCCATCAGCTTCTCCATTACCAATCCAGAAACATCAACAAATGATGCATTGGATGCTGTTGAGCCCTTTTCATTGTTTGAGTATTTGCAATATTCAAGGGAGAGTGTTTCACCAGAGAATCAAACAGCCAACTACAATGTATATTTGCGTTCATGGTATGCCATACACCGCACTCCAGCAGCTCAAGCTCAGGAGAACATCAAAGACATATACATCAACTTGTTGAGAGACATTGCTCTCAAATTTACAACAGTTGAAGAAAGAAGATTTCTCAGCAACATTGATTTCAATGACACCAGTGATTTGGCTGTTGCATTGCCATTTTATTCACAGAAGCTCAAAGACATTTGCTTGTACTACTCCAAAAAGAGAGATTATTTGGCCATTGTCAATCAGAAAAACAAGTCTCGTGGCTCAGCCATTGGCACTGAAAAAGAAGTTTACCAGCTGATTTTGGATTACTTGTTTGGAGATGATGGCAAAGACAATGCATTCTCCTTGCAAATTCCATTGAGTGCAGTTGCTGCCAATTTGCAAATAGAGGTGGAGTCTCAATATGATGTATACACCAGCTATTTTGATGTGAATCCTCAATCATCAGCAGCTGACCAAGATGCAACAGGATTACGTGCCAAGTACTTTACAGCCAACACCAACATCATCACAGCAGGACTGTTTTTGGACATCAACAGCCAAATTGCCAGTGAAATTTTGCAACGATCATTTTATTTGCAGCAGTTTGGTCCATTGTTTACCATCAACATTGGTTACACTGTGGATACATTGCTGGGATCCAATTGTTCACCATCTGATTTAGCCAAATTGCTGCAGACTGATGTTGCTGATGCAACCAACCTGCTGAATCTTAAAAAGAGACTCATTGAAAAGTACATTGGTGTTGACTTTCATTACTTGTCATGCGGCAATACAACATCACAAGTGCAGAGCGGTGTGTTGTTTCGAGCAGTCAATGCTGCAGCCAACTTTCAAAACAAAAGATTTGCTGCTACAGCCAGTGTAGAAGCAGATGAATACAAGTCTGCCAGAACCATTGGATGTTTGTCCATGCCTTTTCGTCAAGGCATCATCACCATGACACCAGCATCTTTTGATTTCAGAGTCAATGCAGAGATGCTTGCGCCCAACACTGTATATATTTTTCCAAACCCAGCCATTGCTGGCAATGTATCCAACATGCACCATGGGCCATTGCAACATCCATATGATTTCTATTCCAACAAAATATATGATGCAAAATACATAGACAGTGGCGAAGCATATGGTGATCCAGTTGTTGGTCCATTTGTTCAACACTTTTTTGGTTACAATACACCCAATGATTTCATTGATTTGACTGTCAACAACTTGTCTGCATATCACAATGAATTTGCTTCTTTGGCCAATCAAGGTGTTATATCAGATTATGGCATTGATGTATATGGCAATGAGTATGCCGTATTCAAACCATTGACCAAATTCAACAGAATTCAAACCAACACAAATGCAGTGTCTGCAGCAGCAGGTGCTTATGCAACATTGGTTCAAGATGCTGTTGACTACACTCCCAACATCATTGCATTGAGTGGAGCAACTGCAGTTGCATCTGTACTCAGCAATCCACAAGTTGTCTCAGCACAAGCATCATATGACATCAACAACATCAGCGGGCTGTTGTATGTCAAGAGTGCAAAAACAGGAAAGATCACCAGAGTTGCAACAGTCATGGGTGATTTGTTCAACAAGTATCCAACTGCTGTCCGTGCTCAAATTTACAACAGTGTCAACACCATGCGCATCATTTATGATGTCATCATCATTGAGACTCAAAACTATTTGATTGTGGAGAAGATACAGTTGGATGCTGATGGCAACTTTGCATCACCCAACACCATCAACACTTACATTGTGCATGATGATGCAACCAATCAGCATGTGTCCAATGTATTTTTAAACAATGCAGACAACAGCTTGTATTTTGTAAACCTTGCAACTGTTGCAAGTACATCTGCCAGCAATGCACCTGCTGTGTATCCAAATATTTACCAATACAGACTTGCTGACAATGTTCTCAACAGAATTTATCCTTTGCCCAGCACCAGCCAAGCAGCAATAACCACTCAATTTTCACCAAGCTCTGCAGTTTATCAATTCAAACAATCTTTGGTCAATGTTGCATACAATTCACGCAACAATGCATATGCTGCATCATGGATTGGGTATGATTTGAATGAATTACCAATGTTCAATGTGTGTACATTTGCTGTTGAAGCATCACAAGCAACTATTCAAAGCTTCTCTGTGGTTCAGCCTGCATCATCAGCACAAACACAAAATTTTTATTACAGTCTGCAAAGCACCATGTTTTCTTCTTTCTCAGCATTGAGTTCTATACTCACCAATGCATCTGTAGCAGTCAACAACAACTTATTTTCTGTATACCTGTAACATGCAAACAAAAACCATCACCTTTTCTCCAGTTGACAGCACCGCCAATGCAACCATCCATCTGAGTCAATTGCAACTCAAAGGAACAACTACCATCAATTATATATTAACAGCATTTGACTCTGATAGTACTGATATAATTCAGACCATTGTTGTTTATGGTGATGGACAACAACAGGTTTACAATGCTGATGTATCCAAATCAACGTTTGTACAGCCCATTACCAGTGTATCACATGTGTATCATTCACAGTACAACAGTTATTCTACACAATTATCTGCAATATTTCAAGTTGTATACACCAATCTTGCAGTTGTCAATGTAGTTCAGCCTTTGAGGATGCTGCAGAGTAGTTATTATGAAGAAATTGGGCATCTGCATTTGACAACAACTCAACTGCTGCCAGTCAGCAGCAATGATGCGCTGCTTGTGTGTTATGATGATTACAGTAACTTGCATAATTTTGCAGTGCATGTGGGTTGATCATTAAATAAACGTATGCAAAATTTGCAGTTTAGTTCCAATGTTACCAGCTTGAGTGTCAGCTATGCTTTTGACCCAGATATTGAATTCATTCAACAAGTCAACAATACAGAGCACGGCATTCAAATTTTTGATTGTCCAGTTGCTGCTGATGCAAATGATGCTGCCATCAGAGATTATTCTGCTTTGACTCTCACCAGTCAAAAACGCATCAATGACATTTTGGCTGCTACAACATTGGATGCTTCAGTCAAAAAAAGCATTACCACTACACTTGCAAGCAACAAATACTTTGATGCAATTGGTGCACCTTTGTTTGTATATTTCAACAACAAGAGAGAAACCAGCAGCCAGAAGTTTGATAGATACACCAGTGTAGTTTGCGCATCTGCAGGTCAAATTGTGACTGAGGCACAAAAATTTTTCAATGTTGAATTGCTGGACAGTGATTATGCACGCATTTCTTATGTGAACAACTCAAGTCATTATTATTTAACTGTTACATCTGCACAAGATGTTGCTTTTACTACTGTATATTCAACAGATTCAGTAACAACAGATATTTCTGCTGCAGCAACTGTAGCAACTTGGCAAGATTTTGATGATATTCAAAGTGTATCAGCCGTTGATGCAACCATTTTTAGGTATTTGATATCTGGCAACAAGTTGCTGTTGCTCAAACCAACTGCAACTCAAATGCTCATCATTGCTCCAGTATCAGGTGCAGATGGTAGATTCAAACTCAATGCATTAACTACTGCTCAAGCACCAGATATGCAACAAAATGTGTTTGAATTCAGAAACTATATTAGTACTGTTAGCTTTGATAATGTTGGTGCGTCTTGGACCAGTTATGATATTTCCAATCTCAATGAAATAAACTTGGATGCATCCAAAACTGCAACCAACTTGATCAACAACTTCATTGTGGATGCTCAGTACAACAACATTCAGGGCAATGAATTGCCAGCCAACTTGTTGATGCTTAAGAATCAACTTTCTCGTGACAACATTGCTAACAAAGGTGATTATACCAAGTTGTTCAATGCAACACAACCAGGTGTTCAGTACAGAGACTACACCAGCTTTGCTGCTGGTGTTGATTGTGAAAACAATGCAGGTGAGATAGCTGTTAACTACACATACTACAGCATAGATTATGTAGCCAAGCCAGATGAATACACATTGTTCTCCACTGCAGATTCAATGTATCCCTACAGTGTATTGAATGTCAATGACAGCAGTATATCACAAAATGGTGCCATGGGAGCTTCATATCCTTACTTGGCTGACAAGATATTCAAAAAAGATTACTTCAATCCTGACAATGCATTTGGATTGTATTTGTGCACTTGGTTGTCAGCTGGTGACATCAACAGTCCTGCCATTTGGATGGATAGATATTACAATCCACAAATTACAACTGCAGGCATTGCCATGCAAGCCAATTCACCTGCATACAACTCAGCTGTATTTTCAACCATATCCAGTGTTTCTGGTTTAGAATTTTTTGACAAGATAAGTGATGTAGCTTTTGAGCCATCTGAGATGTATTTTTACAATCGCATAGGCAACAATCATGCTAAACAACATGTTGCAGGCAACATTGACACTACATCTCTCATCAATCAAGACATTGTTTACAGAGATGCAAATGCCAATGATGTTGGATTCATTGATGCTGATGGATTGCTCAATGCAGCATTCAATGGCCAGGTGGATGCTAAAATTTTACAATACAATGATACCACCAGTGTGGGTCAAATGAACATGAGTTTTTGGTTGGGTGCTGATGATTGGAGCCAAATCAATGCATATCAAATTCTCGGCAACTTGACTGATCATGGCTTTGGCATCATCAGAAATCCAGTTGTAACACCATTTATAACCATTCAATCTCGCTCTTCTGTCAACTTTTACAATTCAGATTTGCAGCTGGTTGCTACTACTCCTGTTTCTGCATCATTTGCCAACAATGTATTCACCATTGTACAGTTTGAAGGCCTCAATGATGTGTTTGCAGTGCATCTCAATGGCACTGTAGCAAGATTGCATGCAGATGGCACATTGATCAGCATGGATAATCCTGCAAATGATACCATTGTCAATGTTGCTACAGACAAACAGCACATGTATTTGTTGTTGAGAGATCAACAGACTGTTGTCAAGTACAACATTTATACCAGACAGTCCGAAACCATCAGAACCAACATCATTGATCCTGCTACCAATGCAGTTTCACCTCAAATCTCCAGCATCAGAGCCAACTCCATGGTGGTTAAAGATGCAATTGTATATGGCTTCAATACAGATGCAACTACATTTTATACATCTGAAAAGATATTGTCTTTGTCTGGATCTAACATCATTCAGCTTGCATATGATTACCGCAACACTGAGACATTGTTTTCTGGCATTTCATCCACCATCAATGCTTTTGCAACTGACTCACAAAACAACATTTACATTGGTCATGACAGCAAAGTCACTGCATATGATGCAAACAGAACATTTGCATTTACACAAACCCTGACAAGCATTACAAATGATAACTGCACAGTAAGAGCCATCAACAGTTATTATGATTATACTGGTGATGCTTACAATCACAGCATCATTGCCATGGTTGTTGATGCACAAAACAACATGCATTTGGCTAAACTCAATGCAACCACTGGTGCCATTGTTGCAACAGCTGGTACCAATTTTGCATACAATGGTTATGCTGTTTACAACTTGACTAATTTCAAGCACGTCAATCAACAATACAAAAACAGAACTGCTTCTACACTTACTTTTGCAATTCAAAACATTGATGTGTTCAATTACAGCAATTCCATCAATTTGACCATTGATTTTGATGCAGCCAAGCTCAACAGTGGCTTTCATCACTTTGCATTGCAGTATGATGCATACAATGGCAACTTGGCCTTGTATGTCAATGGAATTTTGACTGATGCACAGCAGTTTTCTGAAATCAATTTGCCAGTGTCCAGCATTTTGGATGATGGCTTTACCATTGGCTCATGTTATTTGCGCAACAGCGTCAAACTCTCATCTTTTCTCAGACAGAGCAACAAATTTTATGCCAGCAACTGCAGAATCAAGGATTTCAGACTGTTTTCCAGGCCCATTGACTTTTCTGACATCAGAATGTTGATGTTTGCAGCATACAGATCAAAAAATCTTGTGTTTGAACTGCCTGGTGGTCAACGCAACAACTTGGACCGCATCAGCAAACTGTTTTCAGCAGGGTCTCCTGGTTTCAGGAGCAACAAGGTCAAGATTTACGTCAAAAACTTGGATATCAACAGCTCAGACTTGCAAAGTCGCATAACAACAGCAATAGTTGCTGAGTCAAAGAGAATTTTGCCTGCTACTGTGGATATAACTGGTGTTGAATTTGTTGATTTTAAGTAAATATACTTGTGACTGATTACAACATCAACAAATTTGCATTTACAGCTGGTTCTGAGTTTACTTTGGATGATGCATCATACATTGGGTATTACAACATCAAGAATAATGCTGCATACACAGGCAGATTGTATGCATCTGACTCACAATTGCTGCAATCCAGCAATGTAATTGGATCAGATGTAGCATTATCAGTGTTTTTTAAAGACAGAATACCTACAAGTAAACTGTCTTTGCCGTATGATTACAGAGACATTGAGTTGCCACCAGGTGAAACACTCAATGCTCGCATATTCAATGACAGACTATACAAGATATATCAGAACTTCTTGTATACATACACCAAATGTTTCATGCCATACAACATTGATCCTTACAATCCTGTGAGTGTTGCAGCAACCAGACAAGGTGCTTTTGCATGGCAAACCAACTACAAATCAGCATCATTTGCAGCATTGCCAGCAGGCATTGGCATTGACAGTTTCAATCAATCTTCCAAGATCATTGCTGTTGCATACACCAGACAACTCAACAAATATGCATTAATTGCTGCATTTCCAGGCAGCAGCACAGTCAACAGCACATTGTATTTGATTGATGTTGGTGATCCAACAATTGATTTGCAGAATATTCCAGCTGCTCAAGGTGCATTGTCTTATGATTACATTGATGTTATTGACAACAAATATAAAAACATCACAGGTTTAGCAGTTTGCAACAACTTTTTGTTTGTGTGTGATCAAGGCAACAATCAGATTTACAAGTACAATGTAGCAGATTTGCTCAATCAAGATAGATTGCCTGACTTTAAACGTGTATTTGTTGAGTCCATTGGTGGCATTGGCACTTTGACTGATATATCCAAGTTCAATGCACCAGACAAAGTGTATGCATTTGATGCACTGCAACGAGTCTTTGTATGTGATGCTGGCAACAAGTGCATCAAGGTGTATGATACCAACTTTATTCATCAAAGAACGCTGTCATACCCTCGTAATACCAACTATTATACACAGAGCATTGCTTTCTTTGAACCACAGCAACTGATTTTTGTGTTGGTGTATGATGCATCTGCTGAATCTTACTTTATCAACATCTATGATGCATCTTTGCAGATCATTGAAACACAAAATGTAACTGCAGCTGGCACTGTTCAAGGTTTGCGCAAGGAGAAATTCAAAGAGTTGTACTTCTCACAAAATGATTCCAATGTTTTGTACATGGTTGCAGAGCAATACATATACAAAGTGTATCTCAGTACATTGCAATCCTTCAGCAAATGGCTGCCATACGTTTTAAGCAATGCACAACTCAAGCAACAACCAGATGCAGGCTACATTGATGCAACCATTATACCCAGCAACAATAATTATGACATAGTCTTTGCATATGGATGCACACTTTCAGCCAATTACACTGGTCCAGTGGACAGAGTTTGGTTTGCACAAGACAGAGTTTCCTTGAACAGTGTTGTTGCTGACAGAGTTGTTAGTTTTTATACACTTGACAACTTTGGCATCAATGACAGTGAGTTTTTACAAGCATTTGTCATCAACAAAGAGCTGTTCAAAATGACATACAACATTTTTACACTGAGAAATCTCATTCGCGGCAAGTTTGCTATCAAGTTTGATGTTGCAAACAATGTTGTAGCTGACAACTATGCAGCATTATCAGATGCTGAAGTTGATGTTTTGCGTGTGGATTACAAACAAAACATGTTTGTGCATGAAAATGAATGCATGGAAAATATAGATGCGCTCAACAGAGCATTTGAAAAAATCTACAACATTCAACAAGGTTTGATAACTGTGGTTGATGCTGTTTACAACAACATTGCATTTTCAACAACACCAGGAACAACTGCTGTTGTGTTATAAATAACAGCATGAGTTTACCACTCTCCAGCATAGTTTTAGGTGGCTTCACCAATGGCGACAATTACTACTACATCAATGATTTGACGTGGTCTTTGCAATACAGCATTTGTGGACAATCTGGTGCACAAGCAGGCATCTGCACTGCACTGTATACTAGTGTCATGGCAGATGCAAGTGGACTGCAGGGTGGGCCAGGCAAAGCCATGGGATTTTCACCCAGCATTGATTACAGTGGCATCAGTAAAGATGGCATCAATGATACCATAATAACCATTGCCATTGATAGTTTGGGTGCTTATGCACTGACTGATGCATTGATTCCTGGAACTGCTGATTTGTATACCAATGGAGACCCAACCAGTGGTCTCAATGTTGATGTTTTGTCACGCGGCACATACATAACCATCAGAGACAAAGACTATTTCATCATTGATTCAGTGCCAGTTGACTACAACATGTCAACAACATTGCAGCAATTCAAAACTTTGCGGTTCAGACTCACCAATGGTGGAAACAGTCTCATTGTAAGCACACTAAACTCGCAAAATGATTACATAGATTTAGCCAATATAGATGTAAATTTGCAGCCTGCATTGCTGGATCAGTGCAAAGTTGGCGTTGTTTATGCTTCTCCCTTGGTAAACAATGCTGTTGCACCAGCACGATTTGATGTGCAGCGTTATCATATTCAAGGTGCAGATGTTGCTCCAACTTCTGTAGCACTTGTTGAGCCATTGCAGGTTCTTTCATTGCCGTTCATTAATCCTGTATCACTCAGCATTGTACCTGTTGGCTCAGCTCTACCTCCAAGCCCGCCTGAGACACCTAGATCAAACATCAGTAATCTCTCACTTACTGCTATTGCTGCTTCTGCATCTTACATTGCACCAACATTTGCATTGTCTGCATTTGTGACCAATGATACTGATCTAACACAAGTCATTACTTATGACAATACCATAACCGACTAATTATGCCCAACAGAATTTACACAACCATTGAAAATTTGCCAAATGCACAATCATTGGCTCTGAGCAGTCAGTTGGCAATTCACAAAGGCATTGATTCTTTTGCATTGCATTTGTCAACAATGAATGCATTGATGCGCAACGCTATCAATCCTCCACTGTCTGCTCAACTGGATAGTTTGAGCTCCACTGCATATCCTGCAATTACAGCATTGATGCCATTGTCTGGTAGCAAGCTGACTGGTTTTGTATCACTGCATACAGTAGAACCATTGGATGCATTGCATATTGCAAGCAAAAGATATGTGGATAATGCAGATGCATTGCATATTGCAGTTGCTGGTGATGCATTGACTGGATTTTTGTCTGCTCATGCTGATCCTAATACTGGTGCAGAGGCAGCTCGTAAACAATATGTTGATGCAAGGGATAACAACATTGATTACATCATTGGTGTCAACTTCAGCGGGTTCAAAGTATCAAGATTTGCATTCAGTGAAAGAAATCAAGCTGTAGATGCTGGTTTTGCTGGCAAGTTTTTTGTAGTAGACAACAGCAACAGACTCAAATTTATAGGTTCAGATGGTGCACTGTATGCTGGTGGCGGAACTGGTCCTTTCAATCAAAGATTTGCAGATGCAGTTGTGTGCACTGTTCCGTTTGTTTCCAGTGGTGAATATGCAATCAGTGCAGCAGGTGATGCAAATTTCAGCATAATTTTATCCAATTATGGATATGTTTATACAACAGGCTCTAATGCTAACGGACAATTGGGCAATGGTACAACTGTTGATAGACTCACATGGGATATAATCAATCCTGCATATTTCAGTGAACCAGTTGCAAAAATCTTTCTATCTGATGCAACAAACGAACTCAACAGCAAAACAGGCATACTGGCGATCACACTCAGTGGAAATTTGTATGGATGGGGTGCCAATGACAATCATCAGTTGTCTCTTTCAGCAGCAGCTTTTTATACAACTCCAAGACTCATCAATACGCCACTCAATACACATGGTGGATCCATTAAGAATGTCAAAATAAAAGATGCAATGTTGACTGGCAGAGGCAATGCACTTGCTCAGTTTTCTGCTGTAATAGATGCAAACAATCAAGTGCATGCAGTAGGCAATGGCAATGCAATGTTGCCCATTGGCGCAAAAACTAGTGGAATATCTACAAGTTTCAGTGCATGCAAAGTCATTATTTCTGGATATACAGAAGTTGATATGACTGCTGATGCAATTTATGGCAGTGGCAGTTCCAATATATATGCTATCAAAGCTGGTCAACTGTATGCTGCAGGCACCAATGTACATGGCCAGCTGCTCAATGGTCTCAATGCTGCTACATCCAAAAGATTCACCAAATGTCAATTGGCAGAGGGTGTTGACTTAGATGGAAATGCTGTAAGACAGAGAGTTGCTGGTGATATTGCATTTGTAAAAACCGTTGCAGGTAACGACAATGTAGGCAACTACACAACTGTGTATGTTGTAACCAACAGCGGGCAAGTGTACAGCGGTGGATACAATAGAATAGCAAGTGGACATGCCAGAGCCATTGCATCTCGTTCTAAATTTCTCAAAGCTGCAATACCAGTTGCAACATTGGCTGCAAAAAACATTGTACAACTCAAAGCATGCAATTCTAATTTTGATCGCTCTGTGTGCATTGTACAAGATGCACTGGGCAATTTGTATGCAGCTGGATTGAATAATTATGGTGTTTGTGGCAATGGTACTCTCAAAACAACAGATGGCTTTGCATTGGTAATAGCACCCAACAATGTTGTATGGAGTGATTACATTGTGATGTGCTCCAAAACATCCAAGTTTACAATCAATGAACCTCACGCTCATGCATATACAACTTCTGGTGAACTGTACAGCTGGGGACACAGTGTATTTGGAGAGTGTGGTTTGCCTGTACAATATGGCGTAGGCACAGCTTCTACTAATGATGCTATTTCTATGCCCATCAAAACCAGCATTGCATAAATAAAATTATGTCTACCCCACTTGTAACAATCAATCAACTCAGCGCAGCCAGCACCATTGTTGGAACAGAGCTGACTCCAGTGTATCAAAATGCAAATACATTCAGAACAGACATCAACAGCATAGTCGATTTTGCCAGCAGTGTAATAACTCCACCTCTGAGCGCTGCAACACAAATTTTAAGCAGCAATGTATTCACACAAATTGGTTTAAGATTGCCATTGGCTGGTGGCACCATGACTGGCTATATTACAGCCAATGCTGATCCTACCCTACCATTGCATGCAGCTACCAAGCAGTATGTAGATGCAGCTGATGCATTGCGTGTACCATTGAGTGGTGGAACCATGACAGGATTCTTGTCTGTAAATGCACCTCCCATCAGATCTGTTGAAGTAGCAAACAAACAATACGTAGACTCTCTGTTTGCTACCAGTACAGCAGCTGCTGTTGAATTGATTCGTGGAGCCAAAGCATCTAAATTTTTGTACGGTTTTCCTTTTGAAGGTGGTGCTGTGAGTCAAGGAACTCGTGGTAAATTTTTCTATTTGGATGGACTCAATCGTTTGAGAATGAGTGGCAGAGATGGAAATAATGTTATTACAGGTGATTTGCGTTCCAACGTTTATGGTGGTGGCGGCACTGGTCAGTCGTACAGTACAACATTCAATGCATTTATAAACACTGTAGTTCCTATTCAAATGGAAACCAATGAATATGCTGTGAGTGCAGTTGGAATTGGTGCTGCTTCTTTCTTGATGACCAACAAAGGCAACATTTACAGTACAGGTCAGAATTCAATTACTACTTCAGAAATTAGGAGTAATACATCAAATGGAATTTTAGGCATCAATGATACTGCAACGCCTTATTTTGCAACATGGCAAAAAATTTCTAATTCTGCTTTTGGTGGTGCATCTGCAGTGCAAATTGCAGCAACAGAAGTAATACAAGGATTTACAAGACCACGCGGTCAAGTTGCAGTCATTGATTCCAATGGCAAAGGATATGCATGGGGCAGCAACAATTTTAATCAAATTTTGGATGCAACATCAAATATTGTTGCTTATCCTGCTGTTTTGAGTGGTGGTAGTTTGGGTCAGAATACATTGAAGCAGGTTTTGCCAGCAAATAGTGCAATATTTGTCATTGATTCTAGCAACAGAGTACATGTTCGAGGCAATGGAAAAGCTTTAATAGGTGGCGCGGATTCTGGATGGCAACCTGGAGTTAATAATGGAGCATCATATGCTCGATTTATGGCATTGAATAGTACCACTGTAGGTGCCGTTACTTTTTCTGCATGTTATTTTGCACCGCCAGGTGGAGTTGCAACATTGGGTATGACAGCTGATAGACTTTACATCAATGGTGCAGTTGGCAATGGAGAGATTGGAACATATACATATAAAAGTGGTAATGATGATGATAACAACATAGCTACAATGTCTGTTAATAATTATGCACATGCAACTACTTTTGCACTCACTGCAGGCAAAATTTGGGCAACTGGATACAATTATTATGGTCAATGTGCACAGTTGACTCAAAGTAATATTCTATCTACATTTAGACCTGTATTATCTGCTGCTAATGCACCACTCATGGGCAACTTCAAATCAATTTATCCAAGTTGGTCTGGAGGAGTCTTGGCAGTTGAAGACAATGGACGCACATGGGGATGGGGTTGGAGAAAAAACATTGGGTTGCCAGGCACTGGCACTTTTGCAACTTCTGCCAGCATTGTACCTTCTTTGTCAAATTACAATGTTAAAAAAATCATCAATGCAACAGCAAATAAAAATGCATCCAATCCTGCATGTGTTGCAATTACTACAAATGGAATGGTATTTGCAACTGGCAGCAATAAATATGGCATCAATGGTCAAGGTACTATCACACCAAAAGGTGCAGGAGCAGATACATGGCTGCAAGTTAAATTGCCTGCAGGTGTATCTGCAATTGATGTCAATTACAGTGCATTTCTATTTTCAACTACAGATGATGGGGATGATGATTTATACGTTTCAAATGTCCCCAGTATGTTTTTATTGACAACTGACTCACCTGAAAAGACCCTGTATGATATATATGCTTTTGGAACCAATGAAGGTTTTACATTGGGATTAAATCAAATGACAAATTCAGGCATTGGCAGAAACGTTGTATCTTTACCCATCAAAGTATCAATTAATTTGTAATTGTACAGCAGCGTTCTCAATGGCAATTTCACATTTGAGATCATACAACATGGAATGATACCGCTCTTTGATGTATTTGCCAAATGCAATGGGATTCACCCAGTCTATTTCATCTGGATCCACTTGCATGTCAGCCATCTTCTGATCTACAACTGAAATTGCTTCTGCCAAACACATCCAACGTGCTTTCTCCTCCATGGACATGTTGATGCTTTGACTGGCAATGGTTTGCTTAGTTTGTTTTTTGTTTTTCATAGCCTGATGTTATATACCCTGACATTATAGCCAAGATTTCAGGTTCTGTCAACTGTTTCCCATGACTTGCAGCAAAGAATTGCCACACTGTTTGCAGAAGTTTGAGCAAAAGTGCAGCCTTCTCACTGAACATTGGGTCATTTTCTTTGCATTTGATGCTTTCAACAATTGCAGCATGCAAATTTTCAATGGTTTGAGATTTGCCATACAGTCTTCCAATGTTGAAGTGTGTTTCAACATTGTTGAGCCTGGCCCATTGCATCAAATCACGCAAACCAGCATCAACTTGAGGCACCACTGCCGGCAGTGGTTGTGTAATGGAACTTGCAACAGTTGTTGCAGCATTGTACAAATGACTTTGCATAACATCATGCAGCTGATTTTGTGTAAGATTATTCATTTGCATTGTGTTCAGTGACTTTTTGCTGCATTTTTTGCAACACATCATTGTGAGATGTATCCAAATCAAGTATCTGAGTTGGCAAAATGGTACTCACAGAGACTTTGCAATTGATCAACTTGTCACACATAGCACAGTTGTAGTAATTTTGTCTGTTGAAGAACAATGGCACTGTTTGCTCAATGTTGCGTTCACATGGGCATGCTAGCTTCATGGTCTGCTTGTTGATCTCAGTTATTCTATCATTTGCAATCTGCTCAAATTCCTTTTGGCTCCTGTATTGCAAAAACGTATTAAAAATTCCACCAAGCACAAAGTGTAAAACAAGGGACAATCCAAAGCCTCCAGGGAAGCCCAATGGAGAATTCAACGTACACAAGCCAACAAACGCGCTTATCAATACAGTAACCACAATGGGCACCAACATAGTTTTCATGCTGGTAGTTATTCAGGTCATGCAATTTATCCAGATATAGTAATTTTATCCAACAATTTTCTCAGGCTGATGGAATCACTAGTAGTATTGGAGTCACTGGGACCAGCAATGATGTCCAGAATTTTGTTGATTTGATGCAACATGATTTTGACTGTTCTCTTTTGAGACTCTTTGAGAGCAGGATTGCTGAGTGACGTTCTGAGACTGCTCTTGGCTTCTGCTGCATTGATGTATGTATTGCCAATGAATTCGTGCAAATTTTGCAATTCAAATACAGTTACAGGATTGCTGGCAGGTGTATCCATTTTGCTGCCATCAAAATCTCTGTATTCCAAAGGTTTCAATGAACCATCACGAACACCAGCCATTTTTGTTTGACCAGATACCTGGCGTTTGTAATCTTTTATTGACTGATCCATGTTCTTTTATTTATTCTACCGCATAAATATAAATAAGCATATGTCAAATAGAATCTTCGCAAAAATGTTCAGAGTTGTCTTGGAACAAGATCAACAGCAAACAGGTGAACCAGCTGATGCACCAGAACAAATGACTGATGCACAAGCTGCTCAATCACAACTTGGTGGTGGTACACAAGTGTCTGAACTTGGTGCTGATATGAATCAACAAGCTGTAGAGATGTCTGCCAAACAGCAGCAAGCAATGAATACAAGGCTGGAACAATGGATGGATCAAGTGGGTGAGATGGTACAATATCTCAACAGCACCAATGGTGAATCTATTCAAAACGTTTTATCCAAAGCCATTCCTGATACACTGTTTGATAAAATCAAAAAAGGTGAAAGCAAGCGCATTGCTCGTGTTGCAGAAGAACTTGCAGGCCTGCAACAGTCATTTGCAGGTTACAGAGCCACCAGCAACAATCCTTCTTACAAGTACGTATAACTAGTTGATGGTCTTGAGCATAATTTCTGCTTGAAGACCTTTGACACAGTGTTGTTTGATAAAATTGTGTGAGATGCTGTTGATGCTGTATTTGAGCGCAACATCATTGAAGTCTTTGCAGGTGGTGCCAATGTTTTTAGGCCAGATGTATACAGTCTCACCTGCATCAATGAGTTTCTGAGTTTTGAGTCTGCTGGCATTGTCCAGCCATTGAGAATCAAGTACCCAATTGAAATTGTAAAATCCACTGATGCTGTTGATTTGCATCTGTTGTCGAGATGAGTACATTTGCATGCTTTTTTCTTGAATGCCTGCTACAGCAATGCCATTTTTAACAAAACAGCAGTCAATGGGGCCTTCAAATACAAACACATCATTGCATGCATTGTCTATGTTGTTGAAGTTAAAAATTGCACGGTCACCATGTATCTTGCTCATGTATTTGGGACGCTCATCATTTGCATCAACACTGCGAGATTGATAATATATTATTTTTCCAGATGCATCAAAAAAGGGTAAGATGAGCCGACCTTTGTGAGTCTCATCTTTGAGACATGCATACAATGCAGTTGATTTGTTGACTGCATTCATGAGACCACGAGATAATGCATAATTATAAACTTGTTGCACAGTCTTGTCATGTTTATAATATTCAACTTGATTGAGCTGCATCAAATTGATGCACTCTCCTGGCAAAGATGGCACCTGCACCTTTTCTTGTTGCTTGGGAATGCTGTTGATGTCAAAAGTATCAAATGACTCGCTGTCATTTTGAATTTCTTGCTTGGTCATGCCAGACACTTGCAACAACCATTTGAGAGGCTTGCTGCTCCAACCGCAGTTGTGACAAAAAATGCTTTCTTTGTCAGGAATATAATACAGTCTCTTTTTGCGCAGCCAACTCTTGCCTTCTCTACAAATGGGACAGGAGCCCTGATAGGTTTTGGTCAACCTATTATACTTGGGGGCTCCTGCGTATTGATAAAACTTAGTAACTATGTAATGTTGAGGCAATTGCACTCATCAACATATATTACTTTTTGGGTTGTTCAACTTGTTTAATTTCAACTAAACCTCTGTGAAAGAAAGCACCACTGGCAGGATCAAACCATTGAGCTTCTACATGGATTTGTTGACCAACTAGTTTTTCTACAATTTTAGGTGTAGACATTTGGCCTGTTGGAGAAACCATTTTAACTGGGCGTACGTAATTCATATTGTTATTTATTCAAACCTAGTAACTTAATGAGATTGGTCATGTTTTGTTGACCAAAAAAAGTTTTTCTCCAACTTGCAGCATTATCAACAATGTTATTCAAATGCAGCTGCTTGCAAGCATCAATGAATGCATCAAAGCTAGGAACATGATTGAGTTGTTGCAGCTGTTGTTGCATGCGCACCAATTCATTGGGTTGATAGTTGTATGACTCATGCAAGTTCATCATTTTATCATTGTGTTGATATTGCAACACTTGCTCTTGACTCAAAATCTGCAACATATCCGCAATGCCTGTAGCAATCTTTTTGGCTTTGCTGGGTGTTGTTACTTTGGCAATGTTGTCAGATGCATCTCCAATCAAACACTTGAACATCAAAAATGATTCACGAGCTATGCCTGCAAACTCTTCAAAGTTGTTGGGTGTTATGACCACCTTTTTGGTGAGGCTGTACATATGCACATCATTGCTGACCAATTGCAGCAAATCTCTGTCAGATGATACAATGATTTTTTTGCCAGGCAGCTCACGAGTCAAAAAAGCAATGACGTCATCAGCCTCCAGACAGAATGGGTAGATATTGTAAACACCCAAATGATCAACCAACATTTCAATTTCTTGAGACTTTTCATAAACTGCAGCACCAATGGTTTTATCTCTATTTACTTTGTATGTTTCAGATGCAATTTGTTTGCGAAAGCTTTTTTGTGTATGGTCCAACGTAGCATCCCATGCGCAATATACTGCTGCAGGTTTAAACATATCAATGTAACTTTTGAGAGAACGCAAAAACAATAACACCTGCATGTTGCTGCCCTGTTCGTAACTCTTTTGAGACATATGAAAAGAGCGGTGAATGATGTTGCTGGCGTCAATTAGAAGATTCATTTTTTTGGTATTGTTGTTCAACTGTAGTAGAGACATCTGTAGGCAGACTCTTTACATGTTCCAATATACCATTCTTTAAACCAAAATCAAACTTTTCCTTGGGAATATTTCTGTTGGCCATGCTGGGTATGCTCAAAAAACAATGATGCGTCATGGAGCTGCACACATAAATCAAAATTTCTCCTACAAAACTACCACAAGTTACAGCATATGATGCTGTGTGATGTGGATGCACTAATGGCTGTTTGTGGAAAAGTGATGTAATGAATTTAAACATGCATCAATCATTGTTAAAAAAAGTAGAGTTGCTGCTCATCATAAATTTTTGCATTGCAAAAGACAATGCATCTGCTTCTTGACCATTGTGGGCATTTATGATCTTTATAGGTGTACCATGAAAGTCATACCCAATGATTATAAATGCTTGCAGAAACTCTTGCAACGTTGCTGCAGCAGCTGCTGCACAGTCTTCTTTGTAAAATTTTCTAGAGTTGGTCTTGATGTAATTGAGCAAAGCATCTTTTATAACATTTGATGCTTCTTTGTCAATTTTTGGTTTTGATGTCTTGTTCTTCTTGGGATTGTCAGAACTCAATGCATCAGATATGCTGCTATTCATTTTACCACAGAAGGAGCAACTCCTCGAGACAGCAGTGTTGTAATGATTACTTCAATGCTGGAGGTCTTGATGGAGAAGTTCTTTGGAAAGTTTTTGCCGCCATCATTGATTTCAAATAAAATCTCGTTGAGGGTGTCTTTGTTTTCATAGCATGTTACATACACACTGGATGCACCAGGTTCAAGGAGAATTGTCCAACGACGAGGATCACTCTCAGCATAAGCTGAAAAAATACGATAAGTAATGTAACCATTGTCTTTGAGCCTTTTGATAAAGTATCCTGCAGTGCTGATTTTGTTGCGTACGTTTTTATTCATGATGTAAATGCAGATGTAATATACTTTAATTTATAGTTGTCATTGAAAATATCAATGCATACAACACCATGTTGTTCATTGACACGCACTGTTATACTACTATTATTGTTATAACTCAAACTTCTGATAAAATCAAGGTTGATAGGAATAGCATCAAATGATTTTGAATACTCTCCAAGAATCAGTTCAATGCTATCAATGTTGTGTCTTGACTTGTCTGTTAATTCACCGTGCAGCAGTGTTCCATCACAGCTCAGATAAAGTTTATTAGAGTCATTTGCAAATGAGCTAGCTTTGCAGAGATCTGTGAGAGTTTGGCACCCCATGGTGAATGAAATATCATATTCAAAAGACTGAATTTTTTTAATGTTGATGAGAGGTTGTGAGAGGATTCCATTGTCGAGCAAATGATATTTAAATCGAACCATGGGAGATTTGTATTCCAAATTGTTGTTATTTACCTTGAAAGTAAATTCATTGTTGACATGATCCAATGCTCTGGTAAGTTTTGATAGACTAGGCATATTGATGAAGCCAGAATACTCTGACTTGCAAGACATACTGCCATACAAAAAGCAAGTATTGTCTGGAGTACCAATGAGACACGACAAAGCATCTGCTGTTGTTAACAAAATAGCTGAATCATTAATTTTGTTAACAGCTTTGAGGAATTGCACAAAGCTCTCTGGCAGTATAAGTTGGCTCATGATACTAATATATCACTGATTGTCTTTATTCCACTCTTTAACTGCATTTTTAGCTGATGCATGTTCTTGTGTGGTGCATGCATTGCAGTTGCTGCATTTAACTTCAAATGCATTGGTTGCAAGTGAGATTGTTGCTTTGGATCCACATAAAATACAATCACTGATTTTCTTCTTGGGTGCTGGTTGAGTCTTTTTGTTATCCAGCATAATCTTTTTAATGTCATACAAGATGTTGTAAATATCTTGCAATACATTTTTTTCAGCTTGTTTAAAGTTGAATTCAAGCTGAGAATCATCTTGCAATGCAGCTGCAGGAGCTGCATGTTGAATAGGCTGTACTTGCACTGCTTGCGGCTGTGTAAAAACAGGACTCTGAACTGGTGGTAATTCCAGTTCAGAGTCATTGTTTGGTTGTACAGCAAAAGGAGTTGTAGCCAATGTTTCGAATTGACGTTTGAGGGAGTCACTGCGCCCTGCAAATTTAGCATTGCTACCAGCTGCAGCAATGTGTGTGTCAATTTCTTTCAATTGCCCGTATGTGTGTCCCAAGAGACCCAAAAGAGCGCGGTGCTGTTCAATTTGCTGTGATTCCATGTTTTAAATGCCTTCTAAAAGAGCCCGCATCTTGGCATCATCATCATCGTCAAATGCTGGCGGTGAGTCAGAGCTTTCTGCAGGTGGTTGCACGTAGTTATGAACAGATGCAGAAGATGCAAATGATTCTGTTGCTGGAGCAGCACTTTTACTAGCAAAATAATGTTCATCAAGCATTATTTTGAGTTCCTCATAAGATTTAACAGTCAACACACTTTTGAGTTCAGTTGTATTCTCATAGATTTTATCAATCTGATCTGCACTCAACTTGAGATCAACAGATGATGTAAAGCGGCTGGCAGTATAGTTTGCATAACCACCTTGGTCATCAACTTTGATTTTCAAGTTGACACCATTTGGTGACAAGTCAAATACTTTGATGCCAAATTCATCAGCATCTTCACCGTTGATGGCACTGTCAATGATGTTGTGCAACTGCTTGCCAAATCTCAACAGCTTGACTTTGCCATTGTTGTCAGGATTAGTTGGATCATTGATAACATACACATTGGCCAGCCACTTTTCAGCACGCTTGACGTTTTTGATTTTTTCTTTGTCAGCATCAGAACCTGCACGGTATGCACGAATGCGTTCTTCTGCAATAGGATCACGTTCGCCCCATGATGTTGGTGATACAGCTTGAACATAGCCACCAGTACTGAAGCTGTTCCAGCCAAAATTGTAGTAATGAAGCAGAGTATTTTCTGGATCTGCGACGTTGGGCAAAAGTCTTACAAGATATGTTTTATCTTTTTCAAGAGTCAAAATGTCTCTGGTTGCGCTTTTGGTATTCTTTTGCTTGTTGAGTGCATCTTTGATGCTTTCAAACATGGATGAGTTGAATTTCATATTGTTATTGTAGTTTAGTTTATGTTGTTTGTTTTGCTAGGCTTGTTGTTGTTATTTTTTGATATGCTTGTCTTGCATTGTCCTTACATTTGTTGGATGTAATGAATTTGGACATGTATGTGCTTAGTTTTTTGCTAAGATTATTGCCGATGATTTCATCTAGGTGTTGTGCACTGCCATTGAGTTGTTTGTCTGCATCTGGAAATGCAAGCAGTGCATATATATTTATGCTAAATTGTTGTAAATGCAATACAAACCATGCAATGTCTGCAGGTGTTTTAGCATGCATATAGTGTTGAAAATCAATGTTGTTCATCTTGCAAAATTTGTAAATGAAAATCATTGATTCTTTGATTTTATCCAAATTCCATTGACTGTCTGCACTCATCATTTGCTCATAGTTGTACAATGAAAACAACTTGATGGCTCGCATGCTCTTGTAAAATGGCAATTTGATGTGACCACTTTCTTGCATCTTGAATGGTGCATCAAAAAAGTCTTTAATGTTGATATTGGGAAATTTTTGCAACAACATTGCTATTTGTTTGCATGCTACAACGTTTTCACTGTCCAAGTCATCAAACTGTTTGCGTGGTGAGAATGGTTTGTTGTTGTGTGTCCTGCTAGCGTAAAGATATTGATTGTATATCTTCTTTTCAAATTCACTCAATTGCATCTTTTAACTCAACTGTAATGTCATTTGCCCACTTTACAACTCTTTTCAAGCTAAACTTTGAAAAATGATAATCACTGTCCTGTGTTCTCATGAATTTACCATATCCACGCAATTCTTCTGCGATTGTATTTGCAGTACGAATGAGATGCTGCAACTCATAGGGAGTAAACTGTTTCATTTCAATCCATATTTAATGGAGTTGAGGTATTTTGAAATGTATTTGCTTTTGCAAAGATTGGGCTCGTAGTCAACAAAGATTTTAAAGATTTGATAATCAGTTTCAAGATCCAGCATGGTCTTAAAAATGTCTCTGTATTTTTTGTTTTTTAGCAGCAGCAAAAAGATGTTGGGAAGGTTGAGTTTCTTGCCATGCAAGATTGTTAAAAAGCTGCAAAATGCTAGCAAGTAATACTCTGTTTCTTGTTGTTCAAATAAATTCATACTAGTTGCAATGTCTGTGTAAAATTTATAAATGTTTGTGTCAATTTGCCACCAGCAGCTTGTGCATGACCGCCACCTTCACATAATTTTTGGGCCAGCAAAGATACATCAGCTGTACATGTTTTGCTGCAACGAAACGAAACAGTCTCTCGATCCACATTGACCATCATCAAAATATCAGCATCAGTAACAGCAAACACGTGCTGTGATACTTCTGAATGACATGTGGTACAGAACGTTGCAATGCATTTGTGTTGATTGATTTTGCCTTGATACATCTTCAAATCATTGATGATGTTTTTGACTCTGCTGGCATGAATTGCCAAAGCAGCTTGATGTCGTGAAGAAAATCCAGTGAAACCTTTTTGAAAATCTTTGCTGAATTCAATGACCCTGTTGCCCTGCAGTGTCCAAAAAATGTTGTTGAGATCCTGTGATTGTTTGAGACTGTTGGTACCGCTGTCAAAATCACTGGTCAATGCAATGAGCATTTTCTGTTGAGCATTTAGAAAGTCTTGTTTGATTTTGAATGTTTCATGAATTAACTGAGCAGTGGATTTACAATCTTTGACAATGGCTTTGCAGTGCTTGTAATTGGCAGCTTGCGTGAAGTGAGTTTTGTGGTGATCAAAAATTATAACATTGGCACTGTCAACCAAATCCGCAATGTCTGTGGTATCCAAGTCCAAAATGTAAATCTTTTCATAATCAGATGCTTTGTTGGTTTGAAGCCACGCAAGATAACATTCACGCAGTTTAGCACCAGTGCATACACGTGGAATCAAGTTGATGCCTGGCTTATACCAACTCAACACCAAAAACGATGCTGCACCATCCAGATCTGCATCTGTCCATACTATAGTTTCCTTAGACATTGTTGTTAATTTATGAGTTTATATATAAAACTCAACTATTGCATTGCTTTTGCAATTAAAGTAGCACAACGGTACAAACTTGCTTCCAATTGCATGATGGTTCTTTCATTGGTTGATTTAATAGGTAACTTATTCATATAATCTACATAAAAGAATGCATTCTGTGCAGACACATTCAAAAGTGATAAATTGCTTGCTGTCATTTGATTGTGTGTATTTAATCAATGTGCTAACATGCGTAATGAATTTGCTGCATCCTCAGAATCCTGAGTCATGCTGTTGAGCTGTTCATCTTCACTCAATGTCAAAGTAGAATAATCAATCCTAAATGCATTGCTGCCAGAGTTGATGCCAAAACGATTTTTAAGCAATGATGTACGCATGATGCCCAGCTCTTTGTCACCATCTCCTTGCCACAAGCTTCCTACAAAGTCAGATGTAGCTCCTAATGCATAACTTTCGCTGACTGTTGTCAGGTCAGGTTCATTGACATTGGTGCCACTTCGGTTGGTTTGTGTAACAGTGACCAATGGACAGTTGAATGCATAAGTCATTGCTCGAGTTTCTTCTGCAATGTATTTGATGCGTTCATAACTGTTGTTGCCTTTGGTGGTGGTCAACAGATTCAAGTAATCCAACACAATCAAATCAATCTTGATGTTGCGTTTTTGCAATTTGCGCAAATACACTTCAATGGCTCTGGGAGTCATGGTACTGGGCGGAAACTCTTTGATAAACACCTTGCAGTTGCTGTTGAATTCTTTGAGGTTATCCATTTGTGCGCGCACAATGTCAATGTCTCTGGCAAGTGAATTGATACCCACCTTGGTTAAGTTGGCAGTCAGTCGTTTGGCATACATGGTCTCAGACATTTCAAGAGAAATGACTACTACATTCTTTCCTTGCAGCGCCACATTGCATGCAATGTTGCCTAGAATGATGCTTTTGCCAATGTTGGTCTGTCCTGCAAATACATACATGGCACGGCCATTTCTTTGCAGCCCTCCTCCTAGCTTTTCATCCAACCACTTGAAGCCAGTGGGTATGGTTGGCTCTGGATTCATCAACTCTTGCTCAACTTTGCTGAAGTCTTTGAGCAAATCCAATCCTAAATCTGGAATCAAACTCACATTGCATGATTTTTCAAACTTGTCCAGAATCAAGCTGGTATCAATGTTGCCTGCTCCAACATCCTGGGCTACAGCCATCATTGCTTCATAGATGCCTCGTTCTTTCAAAAACCGTTCTGTATTTTCATACAATTCTTCTCTGTTGAGAGCTTTGTCTATGCTGGAAATGCTGTTGACTGCATTTTTAAACTTCTGTTTGTCAGAGTCTGTTGACAAATAACTTTTGATTTCAGTAGTTGTAGGAATGCTTTTGCGTTTTTCATAAAAGCTGCATACAATCTCAAATACAAGTCTCAAGTTTGCATCTGAGAAGTATGAGGGCTTGACATAATCAATGACACTTGCCAAGTACTCATCATCTGTAATGCTTTTGAAAGCAATTACCTTCTCCATCCAATCTAAGTCCAATTTCATATGTATATTATTATTGCTGAAAGTACAATTGCAAAAACTTTTTATTGCTTGCAGACCACTTGTCATCATCCAAGCTCAATAAACCAGGTGATTGATGAAATACATTGATGGGATACACTCCAACTCTCATGCCACATTTGTTAGCATCAATGCAAGATGCAATGTCATAATGATGAAAGTCAAAATTTTCATTCCACTGCCAATTCTTTTGCATTGCTGCTGCAACATTGACTGCTACAAACAAGCCATCCACAATTGCTACTCTTGCAGGTGTTGTTCCAAACCCTGTCATAAATTTAAAACCATCATGCGACAAATGTCCTGCATATCCTCTTTGATGTTCTCTTTTGCTCATGATGTGCCACAATGCAGGGTGCTGAATGGTAGGATTGAGTCCTCCTGCAAGGCCAACAATGTCATAATTCAAGTTGTTCATAGCATCATCCAGCTTGCTGTCCAACAAAGCATCATCCAATGCAACATCATCATGAACGTATACAATGCGCTTATAACTTTTTGCATAGTCTTTGAATGCTGCATTGTACATTTTGCTGAGACCCACTTGATTGTCACAATACCATTGAGTATCAAAGTCTGCTAATGTTTGTATTTTGCACAAGCTTTGATGCAGCAATGTGTCTTGAGAATGCTTTTTTGTAGTGCAGCTTACTATCAATGTTGTCGTTTGCATAAATAAAATTATGATTATTTCTGATGTTGTGACTCGTTTGTTGTATTTGTTGATGCAAGTACGTATTTTTCATTGGCAAACCACATCTTTTGCACAGCATGAAGCTTTTGGTAAATTTTACGATTCAGTGAATGCATTGTTGGATGAATTTGTAGAAGCATTTCAAGGACGATATGAGCGAATCATGTACAATGACTCCATTGTATTAAAAAACATGGATGAAGTTGATGTAAATGTAACATTGGACAGAGTTGTTGACATTTTGGTCAATGAGATGGATTTAGATGATACTGATTTGCTCAACATACGTGATGAAATCTTGGGTGCAGTCAACAAACTCAAGTATCTTCTGACTCTGCAATGAACAAAAATGGGGAATCTGCTGTAAACTTTTCAATGGGTACAATGTTTTTCTCTGCAACATCTATTTTGTAAATGCATCCTTCCCCAAGTTCGCACCACTCTTTGTTTTTGCAAGGCACAGAACAGAAACAACCAGTGCTCATGTTGGCAAAGATGGTGCTGCCTTGACGACCTAAAAATACTTGTTTAGATTTTTTGTGAACAATCCACAGTCCAAAGGTTCCTTTGAGTTCACTCAATGTATTTTTGATGCATGATACAACGGTTTGCTGATCTTGCTGTTCATACATATGCAACAATGCTGGAATTACTGCAGTATCAACATTGCTCTGCACTTGTAAATTGTACTTTTCAATGAGCTGCTCTGCATTGGTAAGAACACCATTGTGTGCAACAATCCAATTGTCATATACAAATGGATGTGCATCAGAGTCTTTCCATTTTCTGATGCTGCTGGTGGGCGCCTGGCAATGCCCCAAATGCAATTTGTTGATGTTTACATCTTTGATGTCATCAACCTTGGGATGTTTATCAAATCTTTGTATATGAAAAGGCGTATTTTTGTCTCTGGTCAAAAAGCAATGACCATACGCAAATTTGCCACGTTGTTGAGATGCTTCGTACAAGACATCATACATACTTTTGCTAAAGGCACCCAGAATTCCACACATTGTAATTCAATATAATGCATGCATTAAAAAAATCAACATTTTACTAAATATACACATGAGTATTCTTAAACGTCCAGGATGGAACAATGTTATCAATGAAATGGCTGATGCCAAAGCATTTGGCTTGACTGCCAAGCAAAAGAAAGTGGAACAAGGCACAGCATACAGAGTAGTTCGCATGCTGTTGGCTGATTTTCTCAAGACCAATGGATTGATTCCCAAAGAAGTACGCACTGTTACTGCTGCTGAAGTCAACAACATCATTGCAGAATTGGGTGATGATGCAGTGACACAAGATGTATTGGGTGCATGGGAACAATATGCTGATCAACAACTGGGCAGCAATGCAACTGCAGAAGTACAGCAGGAGGTTGATGCAGTAGCACAAGAGATTGAAGATGCTGCACAAGGACAACTGGCAACAGGTGCACGTGAAGCTGGAGGACACACCAGCAGATTCATTCAAGACATGCAAGACAAGATTAAAAGTGTAGAAGAGTTTCTTGCTGTTACACAATTTCCTAAAGGTTTCAGACACATGGAACCCAGCGGCATGGGCATGGATACTGACCACCAATATGTCAACCAAACAGGTGGTGGCAAAGCAATTCGTGTGCTCTCCAAGGCTCCATTGCGCTCCAAAGCTGATTTGAGATCATCTCAAGTTGTATTTCAAGATGGTTCTGAAGAATACAACATCTCATTTGATCAGAATGGCAAATCCAAGTCACAATCTGTACTGTATACAGGTGAAAATGAAGAAAGCGGCAAAGAATGTGGTTGTCCAGCAGATGAAGATTGTGAACACATGCAAACTCGCTACTCATCAGATGTTTATGTGCCTGAAAGTCGCAAGTTGTCTCTTAAAAAGCAGACTGTATTAGCTGAACAAGCCAGAGTACAACGCTATCAGCATTTGCTGCGCATGGAGCAACGTTACATGTAATGCATCACATCATGCTACTCTATTGATAATAGTCAAACTTTGATCAAAATCACAGAGCAACAATGAATGAAATGAATAAAGAACAAGATCTTTTGAATTTGTATAAATGACACTCACATTAAGTCAGAAATATAGATATGTACGAGAAATTGAGCATAATGCCCAGAGTTTGCATAGTTTACTTGTAAGCATTAAATCTGGTTCTGTAACATATTCAATGCGTCATACATTGTTTCTACTGCAAGAAATTCAGCAATATATGAAGTATTTTTTCAAATGAGACTTTCTGTATTTCAAAAAAGTAGATATGCATATGAACTTGACCATCATGCCACGCGCATGCACGTTGAACTTTCATACAGCAACAGCAAGGACAGTGATGGTACGCTGCCTTATCAGATGAGGTTTTTGCTATCTGAGTTGAGTTACATTCAACGATTCATAGGCTATTTCATCAAATGAAAATTACACCCAGACAAAGAGAAATAAGAGCAAAAAATCTTGCATGGAGTGTAAAAAGATTGTCCTATCACTGGACGTCGGTGATGTCCTTGCATTGGTGCTGCTGATACAATGCATCAATTTGCTTCTGCTGTTTATATTTGATGGGATCTTTGTAGCCTGCTTTGAGGAAACCCTGAATGCGCAAACTGCTGCTGGGAGTTGTTGCGTCTGCAAGCTCTTCGCCTGAGTAACAAGTGTATGTCTTAGCAAATGGTACATGCAGTGATACTCCCATTCTCACAATGTCTGCCTTGTCGCAATTGATCAATGGAGCCACAACACTGATTGCATTTTCTCTGTTGAGAGAACAAAGGCCATTGAGTGATGGCAAGAATTCTTTTGAAGCATCCCAATAACCAGCCAGTGAATCAACTGCAGTTGCACCATGCCACACTTGCTCTGCACCTACAGCTTCAGCATGCGACAATGCAATGCTCAAAAACATCAAATTGCGAAATGGTACATAACTCTTGGGCTGAGCTTCTCCTGCAATTTTTCTGATGTCAGGAGTTTCAATGTCATCATTGGTGAGAGATGAAGTTGGTGCAAGGTGGCGAATGAATGATGCATCTACATTTTTCAAAAACACTGGCTTGTTGCTTTTGTATTTTGCATCTGCATACAACCACCCTGCACACTGCAACTCTCTGCTGTGCCTCTGTCCATAATCAAAAGTGATGCAATGCACTTCATCTATTTCTGCGTCGTTGACTGCTTTATACAGCAACACTGCGCTATCAACGCCACCAGACAGAGGAACAACAATTTTCATATTCAAATACTACACTCATCCAACAATTGTTCCAGCTTATTTTTGCTCTGAATGCCAGAAACTCTGGTGACCTCTTTGTTGTCTTTGAAGAATATGATGGTAGGCACTGCAGTAACCTTGAAAGGTATTTCATTGTTGGCATCCAAAAACTCATTTTCAATTTCTGGATGTTCACTGAAAAATTTCTCAATGATTGGCTTGAACATTTTGCATGGACCACATGTACTTGTACTTACATAGTAAATTTTAATCATTGTGTTCAATCTCCACTCCTTCTTCTGGAACATCTTCTTCAACTTTGTTGCCATAAGCCCATTCAATTTTCATTTTTTCTTCCAACTTGGGCAAAATGGTCTCTTCCCACAATTTGGTATCTTTGCGCCAATTTTTAGCATACCCCAATTTGGTACCATCAGCCAATGCATATGTTGCGCCATTTTGAATGATGATGCCCATGCCAACTGCCATGTCCAGCAATCCATAGTAACGATCCAATCCAGTTGAGAAACTCAAATACATTTCACATTCCAAATATTGTTTGATGAATCTGTTTTTTCTGGTGAGTGCTCTGATGATGATGCCACCATAATTGCGCTGACCAACTGCCAACTCATTGTTGTCAACTGTCTTGCCTCCATCATCTTTCAAAGGCTTGCGAGCCAACTGAACTGTGACAGATGGCAAATACACAACAGACTTGCCACCAGGCATATTTTTTTCAATGCTGGGATACATGGCTGTAGGATCATCATACACATGATTGGTGATGACAAATGTTGTACGTGTAACAGCACCCAAATTAGTGCATGTCTGCAGCAGTGATTTGATGGCACGGGCTTTGGTTCCCATGTCACTGCTGGTACTCTCTTTGTCCATGCGAGCCAGCTCCAGTTCAGATTGCAAATTGCCCAATGAGTCAATGGCTACAATGAACTTGCCTTCCAAGCCTTTTTCTTTGATGCTGGTCAAAAACTTGTACACAGCATTGCGAGTCTGTTCAATGCTGATGCATGGCACATATTTTACTTTGCTGATGTCCAATCCCAATCTTGTAGCACCAGTTGGATCAATGGCTGACTCTGTGTCAAAAATGACAGGATACAATCCCATTTTTTGAGCATTGGCCAAAATCTTCTGCACAAACAAACTTTTGCCAGTCATAGACTCTCCTGCAATCATGGTCACTCGCCCTTTGGGAATACCACCATTGCGTGAACCTGATATGATGCTGTTGAGTACATATGATCCAGTATCAATCCACTCGCTTACAGTACTCAATGTATTGTTGCTGAGATAAGTTGCATAAGGATTAACTTCGTTGATGCTGTCAAGTGCAGCTGTAATGTCTTTGTCCATGTAACTATTTACAGCAAATTTGTTAAAAATCTACATAAAAAAAGATCACATTTATGTGATCTTTCTTCTTGAATCTCAATGATTTACTACTCATCAAAAAGTTTAATAACTTCTGGTGTGCCAGGAGTAATAATTGGACTTGGATTGAAGATTCTGGTGTATTGGCTGATGAGCTTTTCATCCAATTCAATGCTGGTTGCAAAGGCATTGCTGGCCTTGGCAAAGCTCCAAACTGTGCCTTGCTTCTTGCTCTCTGCAGACAACAATTCATTGAAAATCATAGGAAACAATTGCACATTGAGTTGTCCGTTTTGTGTAGGTTGAATAAACAGTGTTGCAGGATTTATGAGCTGAAAGTCATTAACTGTTTCACCTGCCAGTTCTCCCAAGATGATGCTTCCTGATGCGTCTTTAATTGCTGTAATAGTTGGTTTCATATGTATAAGTTATACTATGTTTTATAAAGTTCAAGCAAATAAATCCAACAAATCACTTTTTACTTGTTCATTGGGTTTATGCGCTGACCACTTGACAGCTGCATAAAATCTCTCTACAACACTCAACACAATTTTTTCAAACATTTTCTCATAGTCAGGTTCAAATGCTTCAACAAACTCTTGAGGGTAATAATATTTGAATGCAATGCTTTGCATGTTGTATTTGTTGGGATGCTTGATGTACATCCATCTTACTTTGTCTCCACTCTGCAACACTTCATATTTGTTTTCAATGTTGAGCTTTTTGATGAGTGTATTGTAACCATGCGCCGATTTGACATGCACTGGTGTACCTTTGGGCATGCTCATGTCTCTGCTCTTGCTGGCAAATTTATCATAATCACTCATGCCACTGGTGTATGCCAACTCCTCTGGCTTGAGACTTTTGAATACATCATAAGCTTCATTGACAACATCATTGGTTGTTTTGCGGTTTTGAGACACCATCATGGTCTCAATGATCTTCTTGACATATGGTTTGATGGCCTTGGGCATTGTTGTTCTCACAACATCAACGCCTACATATTTCCATTTGTCACACTCAATGCCTTCATCATCCACCACATGCGCAACATATCGCTTTTTTTCCAAGAACAATCCCTTGTCAATGATGGCTTCACGTTTGAATTCAATGCGGGGATCATGACTGTTGAGTGCATCTTTCATCCATGCTTTGATTTTATCATTCAAGTAGTCATTGAACTGCTCAATGATTGCATGAGCACCAGCTGTTACTTTGCCATGCTCCATGAGATTGATGTTGCGTGCTCTTAATAATGGAGCAACAGAGAAATATGCTGAGTCTGTATCACCTGCTACAGCAATGTCTTCAAAATCATTGTGACCAATGATGCTTTGAGCAAAGTCTCTACCATAAGTTCGTGCTGCTTTGATGACTGACTGGCCAGTCAATGTAATACTAGCAGCAATGTCATCATCACCAATGGGAGCATTTTTATTGCCCATGTATCCATATACACTGTTGATGAAAATCTTGATGCACAATTGCTTGGCATTGAGCTGCACAATTTTATCTTTGGTGTCACCATCAGACTTGCCTCCTTTCTTAAGCAGCTGCATCTCTTTGCGAATCTTGACACGCTCTTGATAATAATGGTCAACAATCTCTGGCAAAATACCTTTGTGCTTTTGCGTAAACAGTACTTTGGCTTTAGAGATTGCTATTTGCTCATCTTTGACAAACTGACCAAACTTGGCATGACTCAGCTTGAATGTTGATCCACTGCAATGCTGCACAGTAACATTGTCATCATCTTTGTCAATGATTTTACCAATTTTAGTCTCTGGTGACATGTTGAGACTGATCATGATGTTGGGATACAGAGAGTTGGCATCAAATGATACAACATCCTTTTGAAACCCTTCCAATGGCTCTGCAACAAATGCACCTGGGTTCTTCTCATCACTGCCTTGGCGGATGAATGTTGGCAGAAACTGCTGACGCAATCGAGCTTTGATGGCTGCAGTTCCAGTGATGGTGGACAATGTACTCATGGCATTTTCCATGGTGGTCAATCCCATGTATGACAGCATGCGCAGCAGTTCAACAAATTGCAATTTTGCATCCATTTTGACCAGCAGATTAACATCTTGAATATTGTAATCCACAAACAGCTGCCAATTTTCTTTGGATAAGCTGGCAAGGTTGGTATTGCCGTAATCAATTTTCTTCTCACCCAGTTCCAATTCTGCAATGAAATTGAGTTTGTAACTCTCACGATTGACAAAGCTGAATCGTTTGTAAATGTCAATGTAATCTACACAAGAAATGCCATCAATGTACCATCTGATTTCTTCTTTGCCAAACATACCACTGCGCAATGTTCTGCAATGCACTCTTTGAACAGGTGACAGTTGCTTGATGTATTCTTCACCCAGCGTGTTGGTGATGCGATTGATGATGTATGGAATATCAAAGCCTGATGAATTCCATCCAGTCAATAAATCTGGAGCATTGCTTTCAAAATAGGCAATGAATTCCATCAGCAAATGCTTTTCACTTCTGCAATACTTGTATACAACATCAGCATTGCTGTTTTTATAAGGTGCAGTGCCCCATGAATAAAACTTTTGATCAATGCTGTCATGAACAGTAATGACATTGATGGGATGCTGCGCTAATTCAGCTTTGGGAAACACATCTGGACTGTATACCTCAATGTCCAAAAACATGGTGCGGATAGGATGATGTTGAAACTCTTCTGTTTCATTGTATTTGCCATATGCATCAACTAAAAACTGCTGCACTGGTGCAAGATTCTCAAATACTCGACGAGTACCACACTCTTTGAGGAACTTGTAACGCTCATACTGCGTCTTGAAAGTCTTTTTGCGCAACTTGGTATTGAAGATGCTGACGTCACTGCCAGTACGATCTTCCAACATGATGTATGGATTGTATGAACTAGTGAAGCTGACTCTGTTGCCTTGTTTATCCCAGGAGAAAATCTTGATGCATTCTTCTTGCGGTATGTATACTGCGTTTCTATAGCCAATCATGCATATACAATAGCTTGTTCTTGCATGTTTTCAACATCAATTTTAGATACTGTTGTTGTATCTGTTGAGATTGGTGCGCATGTTGCTGCCATATGGAGTAGCAAACAGTTCTGAATAACATTCAATGTTGTTGTTGCGTTCCAAGAATCTACTCTCCGCAATTTTGCGATATTTGTATTGTTTTTCACTGTATGCATTGGTGCGGCGCAATGTATCTTCAATGCAGTGCAACATCTCCTCTCCTGAGTTGAATTTAATGGGAGCATCTTTGTAAGTACACAAATCTTGGCATGCAACTGGCAAACCATATGCGCATGCTTCAATGTATTTGATGTCGCTTTTGCATTTGTTGAAGTTGTTGTCTTGCAATGGTGCAACCATCATTTGAACCCCCAACTCTGACAGCTTTTTAGGATAATCGTACAGTGTCTGCCAGTTGTGAAACTCCATGTCACCTTTTTGAATGTATGGAATCAACTGCATAGGAGCTGCACCCATGAACACCCACTGATATTTGTGCCTGGAATCAATGATGGCTTTGATCACATGCTCAAAATCATCTTTGAACCCTGTCTTATTTTCAACATCAAAATGTGCACCAGATCCAGCATACAATACACGAGGTTTCTTTTTGTTTTTTTGCAGCAACTGTGTATTGCGTTGTGGATTGAAAAATTGACCGCACCACCACTCTGGCGGAAAGTTGGGAATGACTGTAACTTCTTTTTTGCCCAATTTGCCGCGGAAATAATCACGCATGAAGTCATTGGTAACAGTCACTTCATCACACAGGTTCATAATCTCTGTGACCACTCTGCGAGTTTCATCATTGTCAAATGCAAATTTGAATTTGTTGTAATCTGGAATATCTTCTTTGAAGACTACATCATCAATTTCGTAGATGAGTCTGAAGTTGAATTGTTTTTGCAGATGTTTGAGATAATGAACAAATTCCAACTGTTGCACAGTTGCTTGTCTCTGCACTCGCACAGCTTGCAGTCCACTGTACATGCCATCTTGAGTAGTCATGATGGTGCTGGTGTGAACCAAAGCCTTGCCTTGTGCATTCAAGTAGTGTTCTGGCCAAATCATGCGCCAGAAGCCACATCCAGACAAGTCAGCTGCATATTGCAAAATTCTTGGCAGTGATGCTTCTGGTGGCTCTTGTACAACAGGTGCAGTTGGCTGAATTAAAAACTTGGGTGTCTGAAATGGAGTTTTGCTAAACGGTGTTGCTGCAAAAGGCTGTGGAAACATACATGCATTTATTGAATACATTATATTTGGCAACTGACTCTGCGCGTAATGCCATTGTGTTTTTCCAAATAAATGATCTCGCCCGTTGCAGCTTTGATACTCTCTTTGCGATGTGAGATCACCAGTGCACATTCATTGTTCTTCTCCACACGCTCTTTGATGATGTCAATGACCATGTCTACGCCGCGTGTATCCAAGCTGCTGTCAAACAACTCATCATAAATGGTCAAGTTGTATACTACATCACCTTGCATGCGGCGAATGTCAATGAACGAAAACAAACATGCAAGGTCAATGCTTTTGCGTTCTGCACCAGAGAAGTTGAAGTAAGAACAAATTTTACCTTTGTCATTGACAATTTCCTCTTCAAAGTATTCATTGAATTTGCATACACAGTTGGCATCCATCTTGTCAAGATAAGCTGCAAGTTTACTGTTGAGCAATTGCAGGATTTTTTTGACAATGAAAGATTTAACACCTTCTTCACATGCAATGTACTTGACAACATCCAGCATGTTGATGAGACTGCGTTGTTTGTTGATGCTTTGCTCAACATTGTCAATGCGCATTTTCATATCTTGAATCAAGTCATCAAATTCAGTATCATCATTGCTGAGTTGCTCAATGTCATTGGTCAATTGTGTGCACCAAGTCTGCAGTTGATTGACGCGGTCTTGCAATCCTTCTTTTTCTTTGGCAGCAACATTGTACTTGTTGATCTTGTCTTTGTAAGCATCCACCATTTTTTTAATTTCCTTGTGACGATGCTTTTGTTGTTCAAGTTTTTGTTGAGCTTGAGCAATGTTGGTTTTGCACTCATCAATTTGCTGCTGCAAATTTTGTTTTTCTTGTGCAATGTGTTGTACATCATGCTGTGTAATGGGACGCAAGCACTTGTTACACATTGTGCCATTGACATCAATGTCTCTGAGACGCAATGTCAGGTTGTTGCAGCTCATTTGTGTAACAGCTACATGTTGCAAATGCTGATCAACACTGTTTTGGCACTTTTCAGCGCCATCATTGAGCTGTTCAATGGCACTCTTGAGTTTCTCAACATCAATGTCAATGATGTCATTCATGCTTTGCATCAACCTTTGCATTTCTGTCTGGTTGTCTGTCTGGCGCTGTTTGTAAACCTGTTGTTTGTCTTTGCGTGTCTTGAGAACATTGGTTTTTTGTTGTCCATAGTTGGCAGCATTGCTCTTATAACCTTCATATGCTGCCAACTCTATGTCATAAGTCTTTTTATTTTCATTGTACTCTTCTCTGACATGACCCAGCATCTTAGTAAACACTTCCAAGTTGAAAATGCCTTCAATGAACTTGCGCTTTTCAACTTTGTTTTGCGCCATGAAAGGTACAGTATCATTGAGTGTCATGATGACACAATTTTTAAAGATGCTGGGCGTTGCATTGATGAGGTTGCATATTTCAATGGTGGTATTTGCAATGCTGTCACGGGTTATGTCTACACCATCCTCCAGCAAAATGCATTTGCTGGGATTCAAACATCTGGTGATGATGTATTCTTTGGTGCCCTGTTCAGATGCAATGGAAAATTCCAACTCAACTGCACATGTTGCATTGGTAATGTTGTTGATGATGAGATCTTTTTTGAGTTCTCTCAAGCTGGTACCAAAGATTGAAAAATAGATTGCATCAGCAATGGTGGATTTACCAATGGCATTTTGTCTGTCTGGCTTGTCTTTGTTGTTACCAGTGATGATGTGCAGTCCTTTTTTAAACTCAACTTCCACTGTCTCATGACCAATGGACAAAAAGTTTTGAATTGCAACGCGGCGAAAATTGACATATTTCATCTGTATTTTCTGTAAAGTTGCAAGCAGTATTGCTCAATTTCTTGTTTATTTTCAATCTCCAGCATGGTTATGAAGTCGTGAATGGCTTGTTCAACATCAATTCCTGACAAATCTTTGCGATCATCCACATTGAGTTGTGATGCAGCACTGTTATAATCTACACTCAACTGCAAAGGTTTGAGTGAACCTAGTTTGGTTACCAAGTAATCTGCATCTTCTGTGCTTACAACTCTGTCAATGATGAATCTGATGATGTTGTTGTTGCACAATTTGCGTAACAACAATGCATCAACTTGATTGTTGATGAGATTTGATAATTGCAGCTTGTAAATTAGTGGTGACTGTGTATTTTTATGAAATTCAAACTCATTGAATGAACTGTCATAAATGTAAAATCCCTTGACATTGCCACAGTCATTCAAGTCTGTTTGAAAAGGGTTGCCAACATACTTGATGGTTCCTGTTTCAAACACTCTGTCATCTCTAAAGTGAAAATGCCCACTCACAATCATGGGTGATTTTTGCAGCAATTCTTTGATGTTGAATCCATGCTCACAAACTCTGAAAGAGTTCATCTTGAATGTTTGAATTTCAAAATGACCAAATATTAAATCACATTGAGGTATATCATTGACATCAAAGCCCCATGGTACCATGCATGCATGTTTGTTGCCAATGTAAATGCTTTGCACTTTGTCAAACACACAAATGTTTTGCCAACCACTGAACATGGCAAGTGAATGCACATCAGCTTTTTCTTTGTAATAACAATCATGATTGCCTGGAATCATGAACAGTCTGAATGGCCTGAATTTGTCCAAGATCTGGCAAGCTATGTGCATGCTGTTGACTGCCACTGCATCACGATCATGAAAGAAATCACCACAAAAAATTACATCTTGTATTTTGTGGTGATGCAATTGTTGAACAAACCAATCAGCCCAGTCCAATGCAACTTTGTGCCACATGCTGCTGTTGCAGTGTACACCAATGTGCAAGTCGCTGAAAATGGCTACTTTGTTACTCAGATTCATCGTAGTATCTGTCAGAAGCATCATCACTTGTAGTTGGCTTGCTGTAAATAAACCCATTGCCTTCTGCACTGCTGGTCAGCATTTGCTTGTAATGACTTTCTCTGTAATCTTCCAGAGTTTGATGATGCTTTTTCTCTCGCTTGATTCTGTTGATGAATGCATGAAAAGCAATGGTAGTAAAATAACTGAAAGGATTACTCTCTGATGTTATGTTGTATTTTTTATGCTTGAGAGCAGCATACATCTTCACAAGAGCATCTCCTATCATCTCATCCTTGTATGTATAGTTGATGAAGCTGGGAGAGTAACTAAGACCTTTGGCAATCTTGTTGAGATATTCTCCTAGTGTTGAGGAGCAGTTGCTGGATCCATAAAATTCTTCAATTTCCTTCTTGAAGTTTGCTGGGTCTACATAAAATTCTTCTTTGCTGAACTTGGTTGTAGGTCTTTTAGTTTTAGACATACAACATTATAATGTCGTAACATCAGTTCTCAACTAACTTTGTTTGGGTGCAACTGATTTTTTCTGTTTCGTAGATCTTAGAACGTTGCTGGTGGTGACGAATACCATATTTAAGATTGTCTGCAATGTCTATAATGGTCAGCATTTGCTTGTTTTGTGATTTTCTGAGTCCACGCCCAATGCTTTGAACCACACGAATAAAGCTTTTGCCTCCTGCTGCAAAAATAATCATGTGAAGATTCTTGATGTTGATGCCTGTTGAGAAGATGCTGCTCATGGCTATACACACAACGTTGTTGCATGCTTCTAACAGCTGTTTGCCAGCATTGCGTTGTTCCAATGAAGTATCACCATTGATGTATATGACTTGTTTTTGAGTGCATTGCTGCAATGCATTGTATAAGCATTCACCATGCTGCAAGTGATTGATGAGTATCAAAATGTTGTTGTCATAATTTTTGCAAATTTGCGTTATGACTCTGTTTCTAAACTCATTGTTGTATATGAAATCCAACTCTTTTCTGTAGTTTTCAGTCATGTGGGCATCACTATCATCATCTCGTGCAGCGTATTGTGGCAGAGCTTTGTATGTTATGTTGATTGCACTGACTTTTACATTGGTTAAAACTTGCTGTTCACGCAATTCAGCACTGGATTTAGTCATCAACACCTTGCCTATCTTGCCCAACACACACCACAAATCCAATGCATCAACTGGCAAAGTTCCTGTGAATCCAAATTTGTTTTTGGTGTGTATTTTGTCAATGATTTTGGTTATTGAATTGTTTTTCTTGATGGTGTGCACTTCATCTATGATCAATGCACCTGCATCTTTCAACCATTCAAAATTTTCAAACCTTGATAACACAATGTCATGATTGGCAATGATGATTTGAGCTGATGCATCCAAGTTGGGCGTTGTTCCAGTCCACAAGCACATGCGAGCTGTTACACCATAGCTTATGAAATCATTGTAGGTTTGATCTGCTAAACCAGGATCAGGAACCAAAATCAAAACATTGCTTTTGCATTGCAACAAACTGCATGCAAGTGATGCAGTTATGAGTGTTTTGCCTGCTCCTGTTCCTAGCACACATATGCCTCTGCCATTGTTGATGCAATGTTGCACAGCAGCGTGCTGGTAATCTCTCAATGACAAGTTGAGTTGTTCAAATACATTGGTTTGTATTTTGCTGCCGTACAGATTATCAAACAATGGTGTGCTGTTGACACTGGATGCAAGTTGCTCTGCAGCTACAAAATTGCGTATTTCATCTGCCATGCCAGGTTCAAACAGTCCTGTGGGTGTGATGGCATACAAACGCGAAGGCATGTGCCGCGCTTTGAGTTTATTTTTGATGAACTTCTTGGCTTTGTTTTCAATGCTGAAATGATGACGAATGTACTCAAACAAATTGCTGTCTGAGCACTTCAACACTGCTTTAGTTTTATCAGCATCAAATGTTACATTCATGATTGTTCAAGCTGCATCAACTGAATCACGTTTTTAATGTCATATGTTGCTGAGAAGAAATTCCTTTGCACACTCTCTAAAAATTCAATGAGTAGTTCTTGCTCTTGAATTTGCTCATTGATAATTTTCATATCTTCTGTGTTGCCTACAGCTCCTAACAAATTATTCTTACTGAATCTGATGGGTGATTCTGTTTCAACTTCCTTGGCAACATTCTTGTAAATATTATCTTTTTTGGTCTTGAGCTCTCTCAACTTGAGTTTATGTTCAATGCATCGTGCAGTCCAAAAATGACGCCTGTTGGGCAGCTGTTTTGCTACCTGCGAGATGTTGATTTCATTGATGTCCAAATCTTGTTTGATTTGCTCTACATACTTGTGCAGTGTTTGCATAAATAACTATATACTATAATTTGTATAATTCCATGATATTTAATCAAATATTCCGCAATACAATTGAAGAAAGCATGACTGCTGGTGGTGCTGACAGTGCTTTTGGACCTGGTGCCAACAGTACTGCATCTCAATTTTCCAAAGATAGTTATGCGCCTGGTGATGCAAGAAATGTTACTGGCAATGTTAAGATCAAAGTACAACGCCGCAACTTTCCAGAGACCACTTTGAAGAAAAATAAAAAAATCAGCAAACCTGGTTGATTTATATAAAAGGTGGTATTATATTCTCATGGGTGTGAGAGTTAATGTGTGGACTAATTATAGTTAATTGATATATAATTAGATGAGTGAACTCGGCCATTGGCAATACAATTCAGAAGTACCTGATAGTTTTTATGGCTTTGTATATGAGATTACTAACCTTACCAACAACAAAGTATACATTGGCAAAAAGCAGAGTGTATTCAGACGCAAAAAAGCATTGCGCAAAGGCAAAAAGAAACGTGAAATAGTGATCAAGGAGTCTGATTGGAAAACATATACAGGCAGCAACAATGAGTTGAATAAAGACATTGCAGAGCTTGGCAAAGATAAATTTTGTTTCAACATTCTACGCTTTTGTGACAGCAAGTGGCAGCTGGCTTACTATGAAATTGAAGAACAAATCAAGCGTAATGTGTTGCTCAATGAAAATTTTTACAATGGCATCATCAACTGCAGATTAGGCAGACCCAAAACAAAGACAGTTGATAAAGCAACACCATAGTACATATACATGCATGGTGTATAATTACCCAATTTACAATGTTTCCATTTGCAACTTCAATGAGCTGTTTGAATTTGCAAAACAGCAGTTGCATGCACAGTGCATCAAGTATAAGTTAACCAAATGTGACAATGATTACAAGAAGATGCTGATGCATTGCATTGTAAAAGCATGTTGTGATGTAGTTGCTCAACACAAAGATACCAAATTAGTATTTTTTGTGCAGCCATCAACATTGCAATGCAATGATACACTCAACAACATCAAAGTATGTGCATGGATTGCAGGTATTCTCAAGACAATTCAGCGTTATTTGCCGCTCAAATGGTATGAATCTAGTCATGACTTAGATTACTTCAATGGCCTCATCAATCAAAACAAAGGCATCTCTTTTTTGCATCAAATCAGCAACAAACAAACCAAAACAAGCTACACATTCAGCAGAGCTCAGCAGTTTGCCAAAAGATACAACTTGAATTTTCTGAGCCGTGTATGTTTTAATGATTTGAAAATGCAGTACGCTTTATTAAATACATAACATGAAAAGTAAGTTTGACTTGATTCTCAAAAATGCGCGCCTCAGATATTTGGTGCATGAACAAAATGAGCAAGAAGCAGCAGCCATTGCAGCACAATTGGGTGGTCAAGCAGCTCCAGCTGATGCACAATCTGCACTGCCTGATGCAGCCATGCCAGAGGAACCACAGGAACCAGAAGAGGCACAGCAGATGAAAGACACAGACAAAGCTCTTTACAAGGATGCTGTTAATCATTTAGTTGAAGCTGTACATGATTTGATTATGAAGATCAAAGGAGATGAAGTGTCTATTGCAACTGTTCGATCACAATACATTGAAATCAATGACAGTGACTTCAGAGCCATCACAGGCACTGATGAAAACAACATTGCAGTCATTGTACAAAACATAGACCAACTTGCCAACAAGATGCAATCTCCTTTTCAGCGTGATGCTATAAACTTATAATGAATAAATTCATTCCATTGTCTGATGTCTATTCTAATTTGAATGGTATATATCATGCAAAGCCTGTGTTGCCAAAACCATTTAAATCTTTGCAGGAGACATACAAACCAAGTGTACCTGTTGTGAACAAAAGATTGTTTGTAATCTATGAAGATGTAGACATTGCTGCACATGATACTGCAAACAATGATTATGGAGAATATACAGTAGAAAAAGAGTGGTGGGACAATGTTATTACACATTATCTTGCCATGCAAAAGAAAAATCCCAACATTGGCAGTGACATCAAAAAGCTGTTTGATTTGTGTGTAAATAAAAAAGTTATCAAAACTGCAGAGACTGACAAATATGTAAGTCAGTTGGATTACTTGACATCCATCATGAATTATATCTATGATGTTTCAGATAATGCAGGTGAAATTTTACAGAAAATGAAAAGCGAAAGTATTTCAAGTGCATTCATTTCCTTTCTAAATTCTAATGTCAACAAAAAAGCCAACTTATTTGACTGGCTTGACAATGTATACAATGCTGATTTTGCCAAAGCTAAAGCACAAGTTATGACCAACATCTGGCAGTTGTTGCGCCCAGTAATTCCAGGTCAAACACGTGGCTATGCTGGGCCTGCAGAAGTACCCATTATATTGTTTTGTGGTGGTAAAAAAGCTGCAGTAGGTGATATTGATATCAATGGCAAGCAGTTGGAACTCAAGACTAATCGTGGACGCATTGGTACTTATTCTCCGTGGATTCAAAATAGAAAAGTAGTAGAAACATTCATCAATGGTTTTCAAGGTGAGCAGCCCAGCCAACCCATGAAAAAAACCAGCAATGAACAACAGGTGCGCAACCAGATGAATGAGATTGAAGATACAGTTGTTGATTTAATTGATAATGAAGCTCTGAGAGCAGTGAGCGTACAAAGCAGTTTTGCTGATGTACCCAGCGACATTGTTGCATCTGCAAAACTGTGCAAAGAGCAAAATATAATTACAAACAAACAACAAGCAGGTGCTTTCATAGGCATTTGTCAACTCATTGAATATGCTGCTAATCAAAAGTTTGATTGGTTGGGCATCATAAAATCCAATGCAGATGGTTTAACAAAACCAAAAATGGGAACAATGTTCATTGTTTCAAGCGCAGAGCTGGTGAGTGCAACAGATGGTTTGTATGCGCCAGATAAGATTTACAAAATCATGCAAATATTGGCTTCCAGCAACATGGGATTCGAAAAAAATTATGACAATGCTGGTTACGGCATTTCATTTAGATCACAAAAAGATTAAGATTGATTTGCTGAATAAAGCTTCTCAATGATGCCATCAAAATCATTGTTCATGGGTATGCCATAGTAGTTGAAGAACGCTTGCTTGGCTTGAGTAAAGTTGTTAGCAGTTTGCAATCTTTGTCTGAACGCTGATGCTTTGTATGGTGCACCAGTGTCAGGATCCATTACATCAGCCATGACACGCACATATCCTCTGCCTTGACTTGCAGGCACTGCTGCATCACTCAAAGATTTATAAGGCTGCAAGAATGTGGGACCTGGAGTTTTGATCTTCATATTGAGACCTGTGCTTTTGTCAATGTTTTTGAATTCAAATTTTGGTTTATCAGGTGGTATGGGGTGTTGATCTTTGTATCCAACTGATATAATAAGAATGCTATCTGACGAACCCAGGTGAGCATAACTCTCGCCAGCATAAGGTGCTTTGACATTGATGATTTTATCAGCAGGGACACCCATGAGCTGAGTCATTACTTGTTGTTTTTCAACAAAACTGAGAGGACTCTTGGGCAGTTTGACTGAGTCAGATGTTGCAATATATACACTGCCTTCACCATATTCTTCTGCAAGCTTGTCATATACAGCTCTATGATGCTTCAGCATGGGCTGAAATCTACCAGGATAAACAACTACATATTGTGGATGTGTTTGTTCTAAAAAGAATTGTTCAAAGTTAATCATACGTCAAAACCTATTTCTGCAAGAGATGGAATGCTGCCGCGGCGGTATCGCCGCATGCCTAAAATTTGGTTGGCAGGTGCAAAAGCGCCTGTTATTTTGAAGAGTTTGCCTGGTGCATCTGGTGATGAGAAAACAACACCTTCCAGTGCTGATGCTACATTGCTGATGGCTTGTAACCTCTTCATATTGGATTGCAAGATTTGCATGCGCTGTTCACTGTGTGCATCTTGAGCTTGCTCCACTGCTGCAATGGTTTTTTTCAACTCTTTATGCAAGCGCTTGATCTCAGTGCTTTGATCTTTGACAAAGAAGGATGATACACCTTGCAACACTTTGAAGCTCAATTCAAACACCAAGTCCTTGATGGGATCAACAGCTTGTGATTGCTTTTTGAGCTTGGAGTCTAATGTACAAAAGTCAGAAACAATGCCAGCATACTCTTTGTACTTTTTCTTGAGGGACACTGCAGTGTCTTCAGATTTTTCAGATACACACAATGCTATGTCAATGGAAGCAGCCATGGATACAACATCTTTGAGTTTTTGTTTGATTGTTGCATACACAAAGTCTCCAATGGTGCTAGTATTGATGTCAATGCTGTATTTGGTGCAAAGTTGAGCAATGCCTTGCTCAAATTCACCGTACCCTTGCTCATCATAGTTGATGAGTTGTGTAATTTTTGGACCAGCCCACTCCCACACTTTCTCATTTTGCTTTTCAGTCTTGTTGTCCATCAACTTGACCAGTTGATCAAAATTAGCTTGCAGCAGCAATGGCTCTTGACCTTTGGTAAATCTTGTCATACTGTGCATCACAATGTAGTTGCCAGAATATTGAATAACATTTGGATTTGAAGAATGCATGATTTCAGCATTGACCCATGTATCACCATCATCACCAAACAATTTGCTTCTGATGTTGTCATCCAATGATTGCAATGCAGAGTTGATGACTGTGCCACCATCTGCAAATGCAAATTCAACTGCTCCACGCCCTGCAAATTTTTGACGCAGTTGCATTAAATTCATGCCACCACTTTTTATATCTCCTGTGTTGCGTGCAAACATGGTTTGACCTTGTTGTTCATTCCATGTAAAGAAAATATTTTGCCCATCCACCTTTTCAATGGCATTGATTTCACCTTGCATGAGGCCCTTGAACATGTGCAGCATTGTTGAAAACGGCAAACTCATGTCTTCATACACAAACTGCATGTGACCAGCTGCACCACCTTCATTTAATATAAAAAATTTACCAAATGATATCATTCATGTATTTATAAATAATGTTGTGAATGACTTTGACAAACTCTATCAAAAAGCTGTAGTTATTGGGGTAAACTTGCCCATTGAGATACAAAACATTGGAACAATCAAGGCAAAAGCTGATACAGGCAACGATGGTCACTGCGTATTGCACGGTGTAAATGTTGATTTGCAGCAAGGCACAGTATCATTTGAAACTGTTGATGGCAAGCAAGTGCAATTTGCATGCAATGAAACCATTGATATCAACATTGGCAGCGGCAACATTGAAAAGAGACCAGTCATCAACTTGAACATAAAAATAAACGGAACACCCTATTCAAGTGTTCCGTTTTCTGTTGCTGACAGAAGCAGCAATGATGTTCCTGTTTTGCTGGGCAAGGACTTTCTTGCTCAACATCACTGCTTGGTGGATCCAAGCAAGTGAAGCTTAATATCGAGTCTGTGCAAATTCAATGAACTTGTAAAACTCTGCTCTGCTGGCACCACCACTGTCATCATGAAATGCGCCACTCACACGAGCTGTGCGCATGGTTGAGTCATGCTTGATGCCTCGATTGCTGCAACATGTATGATTGGCTTCAATCATGACTGCAACACCCTTGTTCTTTTCACATACCATGTCAACATAATCAAATATTTGTGAAGTCAGTGCTTCTTGAACCTGTGGGCGACGAGCAAACCAGTCCACAATGCGGTTGAGCTTGCTCAGTCCAATTACTTTGCCATCTTTGGCTGGAAGATATGCAACATGAGCGCGACCCGTGAACTGCAAATGATGATGAGAACACATGGAGACCACCTTGATGTTGTTTTGACACACCATGCCATCATAACCATCAATGTTATCAAAAGATGTAATGTCAGGTGGCGGTGAATAACAACCTGCAATGAGATCATTCACCCATGCTTTGGCTACACGTCTGGGAGTATCAGCACTGTTGGGATCATTCTTGAAGTCAAACTTCAATGCTTTCATAAATTCAGCATAATGCACAGCTGCTTGTTCAATCATATTCTGGCGCTCTTGTTCAGATTGCGGCAGGTTACCGTTGGCGTATTTGAGTAATTCCATAGTTACAATGTAATGTATTATGTGCATGTTTCAACTAAATATATGTATGAAAAAATTTGAACAGGCTCTGTTTGCAGCTGAACAACAAAACAAACTAAAGAGAGTCAGATTAAAATTGGATCCAAAAATCCGTGAAGCGCAGGACTACTCTCAATATGAAGGCTATGAAGGTTATGTTTTGAGTGAAACAGACACACACATAGAATTGCAAATTAAAGATCAACGCATCATGTTTCCTAAAGTGGTGTTGGAGAACAAGTTGAGAGATTTCATCAGAGGTGCTGCACCAAAATCATATGAATCAGGAAAGAAAATGTATGACAAAATCAAAGATGCAAAAAACTATTATACAGATCCTAATGTTTCAGGTGCAGAAAAAATTGGAAGGGTAACAGGTGATGCAGTGGGTGGATTAACAAATGCAGCACTCAAAGCAGCTAATCCTATGACATATTTGCGTGGCATTGAGCGTGTAGCAACTGCACCAACCAGATTGTTGGGCAAGGCAATTGGCATTGATAATAATAAACAAAGTGAAGGTGGTGGTACGCGTACAGATTTTGGTGAACAAAACATGTTTGTTTATATGAATGGGCCATATGCTCAAAACATTGGCAGCATGATGCAAACTGCAGCAGACAATTACAATGCAGGACACACAATAAATTTACCAGCAGCAAATAACATGATATATTATACTGTTGAAAATAAGAAAACCTCCAACACAGACGAAAATTATGTTATTATAGAAGCTAAAATAAACAGAATGCCCATTGGTCGCATGCCTGCATTTACAACTACAATGCGCACAAGTATCAGAGCATTAAAAAATCCACCTCTCTCAGGTACATCTGCAATAGATTCAGCTTTTTTTGATGCATGCAAGGGTGTTGCAGATGAACTCAAAATAAATGTTAATAATACTCCAACAGATGCAAAAAATGAAATATCTGTGACATTGTTGTACATTCCATCATTGACTGAATATGAAATCAAAGGTTATCTTACCAATAAATTTCAAAACGGTAATTTTGTTGTATCTGAAAAATATACTTGATTTATGCAATGTTGACTTCACAATGTAGTGATGAAAACAAATTATATTTCTACCAAAGTCATTGAATTAGGTTCTTGTGCATTCCGTCAATGGCGTGCCAGTCATTCACACTGCCGTCACATGCATGGTTATCAACTGAAAGCTAAATTTTGGTTTGGTTGTTCAGAATTGGATGAAAAAAACTGGTCAGTAGATTTTGGAAGTCTCAAAGAGCTCAAAGCCAAATTACAAGACACCTTTGATCATACATTGTGCGTCGCTGCAGATGATCCATGCTTGTACATCTTTCAACAATTGCAGCAACTTGATGCTGTTGCACTGCGTGTATTTGATACAGGTGTTGGCATTGAGCGTGCAGCAGAATTCTGCTTCAATGCAGCAGCAGAATTTCTCCTGGAAAAATACGGAGATCGTTGCTGGGTTGAACAGGTAGAAGTATTTGAACATCAAGACAATTCTGTTGTATACAAGCCAGCAGCTGTTCAAATGCCACTTGTAGTTGTGTCAGATGCATCTGCGCCTGTAGTAGAACAAGCAGCACCACCACTGGGTCTTGCACCAGTTGCAGCACCACAACGAGTTCCAATGCCAGCACCAGTGGGTAATACTGTTACAAGCGGCAAAGGCAATTGGTTTGCAGGTACAACTTGGGGCTAACATTTCAGTTTGCGTACAATGAATTTGAGAATTTGTGAACGCACAATCTCATTTTCACCAAACTTGCAGACATGAATGTTATTCTCCTGGCTTTCCTCATCGTCAAAACAACGCACGATGTCTGGAAAGCCAGATTTGTTTCCAATGTCGCTCTGTTGAGTATCACCAATGACCACATATCGTGAGTTGTGACCAAATCTGGTCAAGATGGTAACAATTTCACTTTTGGTAAGATTTTGAGATTCATCAATGATGACCAAAGAGTCATGAAATGTTAATCCTCTGACAAAATTGACAGGGATACACTTGATGAGACCATCTTCTATCAAGGATGCAGCAACAGTTGGTACTACCAACTCATGCAATTTATCCAGCATGGGTAAACTCCATGGCTTGAATTTTTCATCCACTTCACCTGGCAATGCACCAATGCTTTTGGTAGCAGATTCAACAATGCTGCGAATGTAGATAATTTGTTTGACCTGTTTGGCTTGCAACAATGTAAGACCTGCTAAAACAGCAATGTATGTCTTGGCTGTACCAGCACTGCCATCAACAAATACCATTTTTGTCTTGTTGTATATACACAAATCTAAAAATGTTTGATGCACTTGATTGAGCGTATATTTGTTGCGTATACCCAGACCACCTTTGGCATTTGTTGATGCACTCTCTGAGGGATGTAGAACTTCATCCAGGTCGTCCAACTCTTCTAAACTGCGTCGAAGCCGGCGTTTTTTGCTCATATGTCAAGTTTATTTAGTCATATGTTTGCGTTTTAATAGTTGAAACATCAGTGTATTGCGTTATAATAGTGTATTATGAATAATCTTGATTTTGACCCTGCACAAGAAACTATCTTTTTATCTGATGATCGCTTATTTTATACGATTGAGGGAGAAGGTGAATACATTGGTCAACCATCTGTTTTCATGAGAATGTCCATGTGCAATCTCACTTGCAAGGGCTTTGCTTCAGAAAGTTCACCTCATGGTTGTGACTCATATGTTTCATGGTCTGTAAAGAACAAGATGACATTTGAAAGCATATGGAATGAGTTCTTTGTTAAACAGAAGTTTGCAGATAAACTAAACAGTGGTGCTATTCTCAAATATACTGGTGGAGAGCCTATGATTCAACAAAAGCAATTGATCAAGTTTACTGAGTATCTGGTGCAGCAACTGGGCATGCATCCCAAAATTGACTTTGAAACCAATGCAACATTGATGCCAGATGAAGCATGGGTAAAAGATTTCAATGCCAGTTTTACTACATCACCTAAACTGACAACCAATGGAGATGCAGAGAGTAAAACATATGTTGCAGAGGTGCTGCGCTGGCATGCTCGACATTACAGCGGTTTTAAGTTTGTCATCAACAGTGACAAAGACATTGAAGAAGTTTGGCGCAAGTATGTGGAAGATGACAAAGGCATCAATGTGGATACCAACAGAATTTGGTTTATGCCTTGTTGTGGATCACGTCAAGAGCACATTGAGCGAGCCCCTGCAATTGCTGAATATGCTAAAGCAATGAACGTCAATTTTAGTCCGCGGCTGCATTTGCTGGTTTGGGACAAGGCATTGCGTGTCTAATAAATAACAACATGAAAGATACCAATGCAGTGAGCAAAGCAATTGTTGTTCACAAAGATAAAATTTTGTTGTTGAAGCCAGTGAACAAAAGCAAATGGCACTTGCCTGGTGGTCATTTGGTCAAAGGTGAAAGTTTTCAACAAGGCATGATGAGAGAAGTGTATGAAGAAACTGGTATTCACGTCAATCATTATGTGTGCATCAACACTCAACACAATTTCAAGTTGTTTTTGTGCAAAGCCCCCAGAGGCAATGTCAAATTAAGCAATGAACATGAAAAACATGCTTGGCTGTCTCCACAACAATCCATCAAAACATTGGACATGACCAAAGAGACTGTGAGAGACATTCAATTGGTCATCATGTGCATCAAAAAGTTTGGAGCATTTTTTACACAAAACAATGTAAATAAAACATCAGATGAGTTGCAACAAGAGCATGAGCAAGTAAATACACCATATGGCAAAAAATCCTAATACAGAAACCGAAACCGAAACTGAAACTGAAGCAGCTGATCCTCGCATTGTAGAGATCACAGTCTTTGTATCGCGCGGTGATAAGAAAGAATCAGTTGGTGCACGATTCAACCTTGAACACCTCATCAGCATTGGCAAAACTTCTGGATTGGAAGCTGCTAATAATGAACTCAACAAACTTACTGGCAAGATTTACGCTGCAGCCAACGAAAAAGTTAAAGAAATCCTCAAATGAGATTAGCAGTATCTGGCACAGCTGGCCAGGGCAAGACAACCTTCATCAAGGATTTTCTTGCTGTCTGGCCCATGTATACAACTCCATGCAAGAGCTACAGGGATGTATTGGTTGAAAATAATTTGCAACACAGCAGCAAAACAACTCAACACACTCAGCAATGCATCATGGATTTCATGGTCACTCAGTTGAGTGAAACTGATAAAGATGACAACATCATCATGGATCGCTGTCCACTGGATAATTTAGTTTATTCCATGTGGATGAACAGCAAGGACAACAAAGATGTGACAGATGCTTTCATTACAGACAGCATCAAAAAGATGCAACAAAGCATGAAACACATTGACATCATCTTCTGGATTCCATATTCTGAATCCATTGATGTTGCACCAGATGGTTTGCGTGATACAGACATTGAATACATCAAAGAAGTAGATGCATTGTTCAAGGAGATCTATACGCAGAACCTTTACAATGTAGATTTCTCCTTGTTCCACAAGGGAGACAGACCTCCCATCATCTCAATTTCTGGAACAAGGGAAAACCGCATCATGCAAGCTGCAGATTATGTTGATTTGCAGGGAACTGTGGTGGAACCAGATGAGCAATTCATGAGCCAGCTAACAACACCAGAAGGTGCAAATCAGTTGGAACAACTCATCAAGCAGCAAAAATCAGCACTGATGGATGAGACCGGCAATATTTTTGTTGGTTAATTGAGTATGGTTACTGTGTAGCGGCTGCCAACTGTTGGTGAAATACTTCCTGCAGTTGCATTAGCATTTAATATCACTGCTGATGATAAGTTAGTCTGTATTACAACATCAATATCCGCAAATTGTAGTTCATTTGCATTCAATGTATATGTTGCCGGAAAACTGAATGTTGAAACAGCTCCACCATTTATAGAAGCACCTGAGGTTGCTCCATACAATGTATCAGAATCAGCAAATCTACTGTGTATAATTTTTCCAGTTAATCTTGTAATAGTATTTGAACTACTTATTGAGAATGTTACTGCACCAGCTAAGTTTTTAAAATAAATCAAACTGCACTGCAGTCTATAAAAAGAACTGTTAGCTAGTAATGTACCTGCATCATTAAATATAGATGTTAGTCCACTGCCAGATGAGAGCGTTGAGTTTGTATTAACATAATGAACAGGCTGTGAGCCTGTTACAGCTATAATAGTTGATCTGAGACTACTGACCGCAGATGATAATGAAATAATATTACTAACATTGGTTACAGCAGATAAACTTAGTGTGTTAACATTAGCTGACAATGCAGTTACTGTTGCATTGAGAGAAACAATGCTACTAGAAAGAGCATTGCTGTATGCAAAGCTGGAACTTGACAATGCAGTAATGGAACTGTACAGAGAAGCAGAAACGGTTTTAACAGTTGCATTGGTTGCATCGATAGCAGCAGACAAAGTGATGGCACTTGTAACACTGGCACTCAATGTTGCAGCAAATGTAACATGATCTTCATCAATGATGAAATCTCTGTACAAAATAGTAGCTGTGCCTTCAACTGTTTCAATGGGAATCAAATCTGAATTGGAGAGAATATCCAACCTGGGCAAGTCTTTGATGTTGATGGGAATGAGATTGTTGTTGGTTGCCATTTCAAATTATTTATGTAAATGTTGATGTAACAATGAAAATAGGTGTAGGAATTATTACATGCAACAGACCAGATTTTTTCAAACAATGTTTCAATTCATTGCCAGAAAACGTTGATGAAATTGTTGTGGTCAATGATGGTAGTCCATTACCATTTGATTTAAGTAGAGGCATAGAGATTCAAAACGAAGTTAACTTAGGTGTAGGAAGATCTAAAAATAAAGCATTGCAGTATTTGTTAGATCAACAATGTGATTATATCTTCCTCATTGAAGATGATATGCGCATCAAGAGTCTGGATATCTTTGATGCTTATATCAAAGCAAGCAAGGAAACAGGCATTCAGCACTTCTTGTTTGCTTATCACGGCCCTGCAAACAAAAATGGCATTTCTGGTGGCAAGCCATACCCGAGAAAGATAATTGAATATCCATCTAGCCTTAAGATTTCACTCAATCAACATTGTGTTGGTGCTTTTTGTATGTATACTAAAGAATCTTTACACAGTGTTGGATTATTTGACTCTGAATTCAATAATGCATATGAACATGTTCATCATTCTTATTTGATGTGCAAGAATGGTTTTTGTACAGAGTATTGGTGGTGGCCAGACTTAGCAGACAGCATGAACTATATTGAAGAACAAGCTTGTTCTGAACAAAATAGTTCTATCAGACCTCGTAACGATTGGCAAGATAATATCAAAAAAGGCTTTGAGAGATTCATAGCTTTAGAGCAAGTTTCACCAATACAAATTCCAGATAGTACACTTCAGAGTGTACTCACTAAACTTAAAAAAATTAAACCATATGTCAAAAATTAGCTTATTAGTTCCAAGTAGAGAACGTCTCAATTTAAAGCTTACATTGTTAAGCTCCATCATTACAACTGTATCTGATATCAACAATGTAGAATTAATATTTGGCGTTGATGAAGATGATCCAACACGAGACATTGTATATAAGATTGCTGCTGCAATGCCTTTTGTAAAAATTGTAGATATTCAAAACAATAAAAAGTTTATTGGCATCAACAAAATCTGGAACATATTGGCAGCACAAGCACAAGGTGATATTCTAGGTTACATTGGAGATGATATGATTTTCAAAACGCTAGACTGGGACAAGGAAATTATAACTGAGCTTACTGATAAACTTCCAGTTGATCAAATTAAATTAGTTCATTGCTATGATGGATACAGAACAACAGATGAAATTTGTGTTAATGCTTTTGTGCACAAAAAATATGTAGATATAATTGGATATTTGTGTAGAGAAGAATTTCTCATCAACTGGTCAGATCAGTGGATGTATCAAACTTTCAAAGCATTTGATAGAGTAACTTACAGACCAGATATTCACATCCAGCATAATCATTGGATATTTGGTCATCGTAAAAAAGATGCAGTTGCAGATAGAATGCTTTCTGACAATAAAGATAGAATAAGTGATCAGCTATGGTTTGATTTAGTAGAGCAGAGAATTATAGATGTTCAAAAGATTGCTACTCATACTGGTTTGATTCCAAATTGGAATGTTGTAGATACACAAAAGAATGTAAAATTATGATCATACAAATAACGCGCACTAAAAACGAATGTTTTTTACTCAAAGAGATGTTGCCCCTGTGGGCAAGGTATGCAGACGCTTTTATATTTTATAATGACGGTTCTACAGATGATACACAAGAGTTTCTAACACAAGTCAAAGATCAGTACAATATACTAGAAATATTGAACGGAGAGGCGCAGGAGGACTATATTAAAAAACTCAAGATAGAAACATCTGAAAGGCAGCCTCTATATGATGCAGCGTTTAAATACAGTAATAAAATTATTTGTTGTGATTCAGATGAATATTTAGATGGCACTATTACAAAGCAAGAGCTGGAGAGTATACTTGATAAAAACCAAGATACAACATTTTATTTACAGTGGGTACAATATACAGATACAAATTCGGTGCGTGTAGATGGACCGTGGGTCAACAATTTCAAAGTGCGCATCGGATGTTATACAACTCGTGGTGATTTTGGTGTAGCACAAATGCATTCCTTGCATTTACCAACTGCTGCTAAACAAGCAGCTATAGACAAAGACAAATTGTTTATTGCACACCTGCAATGGCTTGATAAGCGATGGGTGGGTGTTAAGCAATATTTTTGGAAAATTAATGACTATGTAAATAAAACTATACATGATGCACAAGTTATTGAAGCATCTGCATATGATGCTTCAGTTAATAATTTTAATTGGAAATATGCACATTTTGATGTTAATCTTAAAGTTAATCCTAAAATTTACAGCAATCAATCTATAAAAGAAAATTATAAACTTGAATACATTAAAAAGTATACCCAACAACTCAATATTCCTAATTTAGGTGATTGGGGAATGGGCATTTATGATTATGCAATAAAATGTTGATTTTACAAAAATATAATATATAATACTAGATGGAAAATATATTGAATCAGGTAGAGCAATTTATCAATAACAAGCAAAAAACATGGGAGCCTGGTAGAGATTGGGTGCAGTATGCGGGTCCATTCTTTACACATGAAGAGTATATTGCTGCAGTCAAAAGCTTGCTTGATGGTTGGCTTGTACTAGGTAAGTGTGGATTAGAATTTGAGAGTAAATTCCCTAAATTATTGAATAGACAATTTGGAATACTAACTAACAGTGGCAGTAGCTCTAATTTAATTATGATGTCTGCATTAACATCTAAACGATTATATAATTTACCAAAAGGTACAAAAGTAATAACACCCATTGCAGGATTTCCTACAACTGTTAATCCCATTTTTCAAGTTGGCTTTGAACCGGTTTTTGTTGACATTGACATTGATACATTAAATTTAAATCTCGAGCAGGTAGAAGAAGCTGCTAAAAACGGCGCTAAAGTTATTACCTTTGCACATGTATTAGGAAATCCACCTAATATGTATTTGCTAATGAATATAATTAGAGATTATGATCTCATTTTGCTTGAAGATTGCTGTGATGCACTTGGGTCTACATATAATGGTGAACCCCTAGGTAATTTTGGAGAACTCTCAAGCTTTTCATTTTATCCTGCACATCACATTACCATGGGTGAAGGTGGTTTTGTATCTTGCAAGACGCATCAACAAGAAGTAGTCGCAAGAAGCTTTAGAGAGTGGGGCAGGGGATGTTATTGTACAGGATTAAAAGCTAATCTCCTCAAAAATGGTTCATGTGGCAATAGATTTTCAAATTGGCTGCCTTCATTGCCAGATGAAATTTTTGATCACAAATATGTGTATGATGAAATTGGCTACAACCTCAAACCCATTGAAGTACAAGCAGCTATAGGTTTAGAGCAGATCAAAAAATTACCAGACATTACTGCTAGACGCAAACATAATCATAAACGACTGTGTGAAATATTCTCTAAATATGAAGAGTATTTTATCATACCAAAAGCTACAGAAAAAAGTGATCCAAGTTGGTTTGCCTTTGCATCGACTATCAAGGATGGCGCACCGTTCAAGCGAGTTGATATTGTTAATTGCCTGGAGAGCAGTAAGATACAGACCAGACCATATTTTGCAGGCAACATCATGCTGCAACCTGCTTATGAAGGACTAATGCCTCCTAAAGATGTCATTAGCAAATTTCCTAATGCAAGAAAGGTGACTACAGATACTTTCTTTTTGGGTACAAGCCCAGTGATTACAGATATTCAAATAGACTACATACAAAGTGTAGTTGACAATTTTTTTAACTAGCATAAATTATATCATGCTAGATCAACTTGCTCAAAAATACGGAACAGATAAATCTTCTTTAGGGCATAATTACATACCACACTATGAGCAGGTATTATCTCCTCTGAAAGAACAATCAATTAATCTTTTAGAAATAGGTGTAAGACAAGGATGGTCACATCAAATGTGGTCAGATTATTTTGCTAATGGATCTATTTATGGGATTGATAATTGCCTCGAGTCTGAATTTAATGCAGACCATGCTCACTTGCTGCAAAGAGGTATCAAAATATTTTATGGAAATCAAGAAGATGATGACTTTCTACAAAAACAAGTAAAGACAATATCATACGATATTATCATTGATGATGGAGGACATAAAATGAGAGAACAGCAGCTCTCTTTGCTTCATTTGATAGGATCTGTAAAATCAGGTGGACTTTATTTTATTGAAGATCTTCATACATGTAGTATACATCATTGCTATGAAGGAGGTCAGTATCCGCAAGATTCAACAATTATACTATTGAATAATTTAAAAACCTGTACTGCAGTACCAACAAGTTTTCTGTCTCAAGCTAATTTAGAGTATATACAATCTAAAATTCTTAATGTCAATTTTTTGAAAGATAATTTAGCTTTAATTGTAGTAAAATAGTATGTTTGTTATACACTGTAAAAAAATTTTATGGTCATTATATTGATCTCAAACGACTATGAATAACTGCTTTCTTCATATATGTACCATTGGAAATTCATATCAAAAAATTGTAGATGAGATTTTCTACAATTTAGAAACAAGTAATATAACCAAGGATCTTGCAGCTATTTATGTCAATGTTGCAGGTGATGGTGAACTAATATTGCCACGTTGGAATAAAATAATACTAAATAAAAACCGATCCAAATTGGAAGATTTTGAATTCTCTACCTTGACACAGTTGAAAACTTTTGCTGTCAATAGTATCGGAAATATATTGTACATTCACACAAAAGGTGTATCTACACCTGATAATGTTTGTATAGATGAATGGAGAAAATACATGTTGTATTTTAACGTTATACAATACAACAAAGCATTAGAATTATTAGATACATGTGATGCAGTAGGGGTAGATCTTGTAGATTCCCCAGTGATGCATTTTTCTGGTAACATATGGTGGTCCAAATCAACACACATAAGCAGTCTACCCAGCTTTGAGGAGATGCCCATTGTTTTGAGTGAACGACACAAAGCAGAATTTTGGATATGCAGCAAACCAACTGGTGCATATAAATCATTACACAATAGCAACATCAATGTGTATGCAAGACATTTAACAAGATACCCAACAAACATGTATGAAATTAACAATTAACTACTTACCGCACAGTCGTCCTCATTATGCTCTTTGCTTTGTAAAGGAAATTTTGAGAATTAAAAAACCTCTCCTGCAAAATATAGAGATCAATTTCCTAACATCAGGAGACAATGCAATCTGGAAAGAGTGCAACTTAAAACTTAAAGAACAGAACGTAGAACACAATTTTTTTGTAGTTCCACATGGAGACTACATGGAGAAATTAAACATAGGCTTGCAGCATACTGATAATTACTTTTTTAAGCTGGATGAAGACATCTTTATTCCGCATTTAGTGTGGGAATTTATTCTGCAAAATTTATCCATCCTGGATGATTCTAAAAATGCTTTTTTAGCTCCAATGCTATCTACAGGCATACCAACTGTTGATTTGTTTATAGATAGCTTTTGTGATGAAAATGAAAAAAGCAAATTGTATAAAATTTTCTCCGAAACAAGCTTACCTAGCATATGGGGAGCAGATTATTCTGAATTGGAAAATCACACCATCAAATCAAATGGTTGGCAATCAGAAAATTTTTACAACAGTGTCAGTAAAATAAATCATTATTACAAAGGTGTACATCCGGTACGGTTTTCTGCAGCAGCTCAAACACTATTGCTGGATATTTGTTTGAATAAATTTGACAAGCTTTGCGATCCAGATAACATGTCTTGTATAATAAACAACAAGCCATATTTCTGCAACAGTGCGTTTGTAACAACAAAATCATTCTACAGTGACGTCATCAACAGCAAAGAATTGTTTAGAGATCCGTTTGATGAAGTGCCTTTGAACCTCTACATTGAACAAAATAATTTAAATAAAGTCTTTATAAAAAATGGATTTGCAGTTCACCCTTCTTATAATACTTTGAACGTATTTGGAGTTGATCATACATCAATTTCTGATCAATTTTTTAATCATGTATACTTCCAATAAACAATGGACATTTGGTATTGTTACCAGACATGTCGAAATATTAAATAATTGCATTGCATCCAATGCAGGTTGCTTTTTGAATGAAATCATTGAGAGCATAAAATTGCTAAATATTCCACAAGATTCATATGAAATTATTATCATAGGAGATAATAATACAAAAGCTGATCTAACAATTGAAGATAATTTGCGCATAATATTCTTTGATGAATCTGTAAAGGAAGGGTGGATAACAAAAAAGAAAAATATCCTTGTAGAGCAGTCCAAGTTTGAAAATATTGTATTGTTGCACGATTATGTCAAATTCAATGAAGACTGGTATCAAGGCTTTGAAACGTTTGATTTTGACTGGGATGTCTGCATGGTAAAAATCTTGAATAAAGATAATATAAGATGGAGAGATTGGCTCATGTGGCCACATTGCCCTTCTTATGAACATGGATATATGATAGAACACAATGATGTTGTGTTGGCACCAAATAGACTGTCTTATCTAGACACCAGATATACTAATAACGGAATGTACATAAGTGGAACAGTAATAATTGGAAAGCGAGAATTTCTAATTAATAATAAATTAAATGAGGAGTTGTGTTGGGGTCAAGGAGAAGATTGTGAATGGTCTTCACGTTGCAGATCTTTTTGGATTTATAAAATGAATTGCAATTCAACAATTCATTTATTGAAAATGGGACAACATTCAAGTTTATTTTGATATGCACAAATTAATAATTTTTGACTTGGATGGCGTTTTGATTGAAGCCAAAGAACTGCATTTCAATACATTGAATCAAGCGCTTTTTGCAGTAGATTCAAAGTACGTTATTAGCCTAGAGGAACACTTGTTGCACTATGATGGATTAAAAACTTATCAGAAGTTGGATCTATTAACAAATAACAAAGGACTGCCTAAAGATTCACATAAAGATATTTGGAATTCAAAACAGAAACTCACACAAGCTTCTTTAAACAATATTAGCAAATCTGACAAGTTGATAAACATATTTCAACACCTAGCAGATTGTGGATACAAAATAGCGTGCTGCTCCAATTCTATCAGAAAGACAGTTTTGTTGGTGTTGTCTAAATTAGAAATAATAAACTTTTTTGATTTAATTTTATCCAACGAAGATGTAAAACACAGCAAACCATATCCCGAGATTTACTGGAAAGCTATGTCTGAATTTGGTGCCTTGCCAGAAGAAACCTTAATAGTTGAAGACTCACCAGTAGGCTTAATGGGAGCAGAGCGGGCTGGTGGACATATTTTAAGAATAGATTCTCCATCTGATTTAACACTTGATCGTTTGATTAACAAAATAAATACGCATAAAAATATGAAAACATTAAAATGGAAGGGTGAAACGTTGAACGTATTGATACCCATGGCAGGTGCAGGAAGCAGGTTTGAGTCTGCTGGTTATACTTTTCCAAAGCCTCTTATTGATGTCAATGGAAAGCCGATGATTCAAACTGTTGTAGAAAATTTAAACGTAGAAGCAAATTTTATATTTGTAGTAAGAAAAGAGCATCGCATAAAATATAATCTAGATATTTTGCTCAATTTAATTACACCAAATTGTAAAATTGTGGAAGTAAGTGACCTAACTGAAGGAGCAGCGTGTACGACTCTCTTAGCTAAAGATTTTATTGACAATGATCAACCATTGCTCATGGCTAATTCAGACCAATATGTTGATTGGTCTAGTACTGACTTCATATACAAAATGATTGATCGAAAGTTGGATGCTGGCATTTTAACATTTAAATCAACACATCCCAAATGGTCCTTTGTCAAATTAAATGAACAAAATTATGTTACAGAAGTAGCAGAAAAGAAACCTATTTCAGACATTGCAACCGTTGGCATTTATTACTGGGCAAAAGGTTCCGATTATGTAAAGTATGCAGAACAAATGATTGAAAAAGATATCAGAGTAAACAATGAATTTTATGTTTGCCCTGTATTTAACGAAGCCATATTAGACAACAAAAAAATAGGTACGTTTGATATCAAAAGCATGTGGGGGCTTGGTACTCCAGAAGACCTCAATGTATTTTTAAATAAATGATATTAATTTCCCATAGAGGCAACACTGAAGGATCAAATAGTTTACTTGAAAATAAACCAGAATATATCAACGAAGCACTAGCTTTTGGGTTTGATGTAGAAGTTGATGTCAGGTATACTGATGGTTCTCTGTACTTGGGCCATGATGAGTCACAATATTTGACAAATTTAGAGTTTTTAGATAATCCTAGATTGTGGCTGCATGCAAAAAATGGTGAAAGTCTTCATTTTTTACTCAATCACACAAAATACTCAAATGTATTCTGGCATCAAACAGATGATTTTACCTTGACAAATAAAGGATTTATTTGGACTTATCCTAATAAACCACTCTTTAAAAATAGTGTATGTGTTGCTTTAAAAAAAGACACTATTATGTATGATTGCTATGGCATTTGCAGCGATTATGTTAAATTATATTAGTAAGTTTTTATGAAAAAAATAGTATACATTACAGGTTGTTTGGGGTTCATTGGCTCTTACGTGACAAGAGCATGTCTACAAAAAGGCTGGTATATAAAAGGTGTGGATAAAATTACATATGCAGCCAATAAAAATTTGCTTAAAGAATTTACATCAAATTCCAATTTTTCTTTTGTTCACACCGACATTAATGATCTTAAATTTTTATATGAATGTGACTATGTAATTAACACTGCTGCAGAGACACATGTTGGTAACTCTATTGTTGATAGTAGAGATTTTGTCCATTCAAACATTAACGGTGTTCATAATATACTCGAGTTAATTAAAAATTATAGGCAAGAGACTAACAATAAACCTACTTTACTACATTTTAGTACAGACGAAGTATATGGCGATATTGCGGATGGTGAGCATCTCGAGACCGACATTCTTAAACCGAGTAATCCATATTCTGCAACTAAAGCAGCAGCGGATATGCTCATTCACGCGTGGAATAGAACTCACAATATTCCATATATTATTCTCCGACCCACAAATAATTATGGAATCGGTCAATATGTAGAAAAATTGATTCCAAAAGCGTGTAAATATCTAAATCTTGGCAAAAAAATGCCACTACATAACAATGGTGCACCTATTCGCAATTGGCTACATGCAAAAGATACTGCTGCAGCTGTAGTGAAAATTATTGATAGCGGCGTTCGAAACGAAGTTTACAATATTTGTGGTGGCTTTGAACAGTCAAATTATGAAACTTTCAAACAGGTAGTAAACTTGTTTGAATTCAACAATGTTGATGAACACATTGACTTTACATACAACAGGACAGGTCAGGATGTTAGATATGCTCTCAATGATAATAAATTAAGAAAAATAGGGTGGCATCCGAATTGTGTATTCGCTCAAGAATTGCCAGCTATCATAAAATACTATCAACAAAATTTTATTTGGTAGCAATATAAAAAATAACAATATGAAAATGCAAAATAATGAAGAAAAACTCATTGTGTTCGACGATATGGACTTGCAAGATGTTCAAATAGCAGTAAATCATTTTAGTAAATTGTTTGAAGCTAGAATTAAAAAGTGGTTTCACCTGGAATATACATTATAGTTTAATATGCTTAAATCTTTGATACTTGATATTGCATATAGATTTGAATTGGGGCACTTAGGAAGCTACTTTTCGAGTGTTGATATAATTGATAGTATTTACTCAAAGATGAGTAATGAAGATATCTTCATCCTTTCATGCGGTCATGCAGCTTTAGCGTTATATGCATGCAATCAAAAATATTATAACATTGATGCTGAAGAAATGTTTATAAAACATGGTGGACATCCACACAGAGATGAGGAAAATAAGATTTATTGCTCTACAGGTAGTCTGGGTCTCGGTATTACTATTGCAGTTGGTAGAGCTATTGCTAACAAAAATAGGACAGTATATACTCTAATTAGTGACGGTGAGTGCGCGGAAGGTAGTGTGTGGGAAGCACTTAAAACAATTAAAGAACAAAACATTGATAACATTGAAGTTCATGTTAATGTAAACGGATATGCAGCGTATATGGATGTAGATAGAGAATATCTTGTGCAACGGCTAACATCCTTTTTACCTGAAATTAAAATACACTACACGTCTGTTGAAACATTTCCGTTTCTAAAGGGTTTGAATGCACACTACCATATTATGAGTCAAGAAAATTACAATCAAGCTAAGCAGTTATTATGAGACGTGAATTTGCAAAAATGTTGTATAATCAGATGTTGTTAGATCACAATATCTATCTCGTAACAGCAGACCTGGGATACGGATTATGGGACGAAATTAAAAACAGCATTCCCAACAGATTTTTAAATGTGGGATCTTCTGAAATGGCTGCAATGGGCATATGCATTGGACTTGCGATGGAAGGCAAAAAGCCATTCCTATACTCCATTACGCCGTTTGCTATTTTTAGACCATTTGAAATGATAAGAAACTATATAAACCATGAGTCAATTCCAGTAACTATTGTAGGCGGCGGTAGAGACAGAGACTATGGATATCTTGGATTTTCACACTGGGGTGAGGATGATACAATTTTAAAGTTTTTTGAGAATATAGGCTTTTATAAGCCAACTGATTTAAATCAGTTGCAAGAGGATTTTGAAAGTATAATTAACTCTAAAAAACCTGCATACATAAATCTTAAAAAATGAAAATTCTTGTTACAGGAAGCAGAGGTTATATAGGAAGTGCTGTAAGCAAGTTGTTAAACAGTGGAAATGATGTTGTGTGCCACACACGTGAGATGTTTGACTTAAATGATACACAAGCAGTAAAAGATCATCTCACACAAAACCAATATGATGTTGTAATACACTCAGCAATTAAAGGTGGTAGCAGATTGAAGAAAGATGACACTAATGTATTGTATGAAAATTTAAAATGTTTTTATAATTTGTACGACTGCAAAGATTCATACAAAAGATTCATAACGTTTGGTTCAGGTGCAGAATTTACTGCCAAAAATACACAGTATGGTTTGAGCAAAAGATGCATAAATGACATTATAAAATGGGATGATAAATTTATAAATTTAAGAATATTTGCTGTTTTTGATGAAAATGAACTGGATACTCGCTTTATTAAAAGCGCACTCTCAAACTATATCAATAAAAAAAGTATTGTAGTTCATCAAGACAAATATATGGACTTTTATGCAATGCAAGACTTAGTCAAGTTAGTTGAACATGTATGCAATGCAAGCAGCATTCAAACAACCAACAGAGTCATTGATTGTTGTTACAACGAAAAATTCAAATTAACTGATGTAGCTAACTTCATAAATTCACTTGGTAATTATAAATGTGATATTGTTGTTCACAATGCAATTGCAGGAGAAGATTACATTGGCTTTGCAAATACAATGCCAGCTGTTGAGCAGATTGGCTTGCATAAGAGTATTGAATATACGTACAAAAAAATGTTGTACAGTGCAAATAACCAATAAATGTTGGTTGAAAAATCTCAAACATAGATCATAATAATGTATGAACTATAATTTACTAATACGGGATGATATTGAATGTTACACAGGTGATCTAATTCACTCAAGATTCGCGTACAAGCTGTTGCGCAACAAAGTTTTACCTCATGGCAACATTGTAGCATTCCGAGCACCTATGCTTGTAGAAGCAGATGGTATGATTGACTTGGAAGATGTTTTGAGCAATGATTTCATTTACAGCAAAGATGCAATCAACTTCTGTTGGGAGATTCCTAACTTAGAAGCATTTGGTGCAGTAGCATTTCAACGATTGCTCAACACGCAGATTGCCAACATTCTGTACAACATCATCAAAAAGCCCATTGAAGTCAATGGCGATGACTTGATGGTTGTGGATGAGTTTGAAGGCAGTGATGGACAGTTGCACAGCAAAGGCAAATGCTCTGTCAGTATCACGTATGTCAAGAATGGAGCTGCATTGGGTCATACAGGCATCAACATTGATGCAGGCAACAAAGCTCCTGGATTTGCATACTCAACTCATTTGACACATGTGCAAAGCCAAGAGTTCATGCACAAAGTCATTGATGTATTCACGCAATTAGTGGACAGCATTTTTGTAGCTACGACCAAGGTCATTGCATGAACATATTTGACATCATAGGTTCCATCCTGGTCAACAAAAAGAAGATTGAACTCAACCTTGACAACGAGGGAGAGTTCAATCTGTATATGACCAACAGATGGCTCAGCATGTATTCAGCTCCTGTTGCTAAACTCATCAATGATACCATCAACAAATGGTGGACCGTATTTGACAGCAAGCAAGACCAATACGATTTCTTGTATCATTTGATGCCCCGCTGCAAATTCAAACGCATTCAATACATCAAAAAGACCAAGAAAGAAAAACCAGATGCAGAGTCCAAAGAAGATTACTCTGCATTGGCTGCACAAAGCATGTGCATCAGCATCAGAGAAATTAAAATGTATCAGCAACAAGTTGAACAACTGCAGCTAAAAAATTAAATGCAGTACTATTGATCAGTTGCATCAGCAAACTGTTGTTGTAAATAGTTGCATGCCCGCAGACATTGACCAACTAGAAACCTCCCGCAGCCTCATTGACTTACAAGCTCACAGCCAAGGAGATTTTGGCAATGAGTTGCAAGATTACAGCCTCAGATTCATCATTGATGATGTGATGCTGGTGGAATATGTTGATGTATCTGCTGATGGCAAAGAAATTTTACGCAATGGCATTTTTGTACCAGTCAATGCTGTAACCAAAGCATGGCGCAAAGCCAAAGTTGTTTTGGCAGGACCTGGTGTCAAGTATGCCAAAGTTGGTGATGTTGTTGTTTTTCCCAATGACAAAGGCATTCCAGTTTCCAACATTGCAGTGCATGGATATGGCAAAGTCAGGAATGGCATTTTCTTGAATGAGCAACGCATCTTTGGCATTTGTGAACCCTTGACCAATGAACAGTGATGAATTGCAACGCATTCTTCTTGCCAATGTTGCAGAGGTAAAATTTACCAGAAGAAGGCCCAAACCAGGCTTTCCTGCAACACGACGCATGTTGTGTACCAACAATGCAGAATTGTTGCGCGGTGCCAATGGCAAGATTGTGCTGCATTATGAATCAGCACGACAGTTGCCCAAGTTCAATCCCAAAGAAAAGAATTTAGTCATCACTTGGGATATTTTCATGCAGGATTACAGATGCATCAATGCTGATTCTGCAACCATCATCAGAACAATTGCAGCCAATGATGAGTTTTGGAATTACTTCAATGAACATTTGTTGGCCATGTCACCAACACAAAAATTAGCTTTCATCAACTCATGATAATCATTGAACATGTAGATAAACTTTTGAGCAGCATGCTGCAATACAACTTGTCATTTGAACTGGAAGGCAAGCAAATTCGCAAAGGTAAACTCATTTTGTATGCCATAAAAGATTTTCATTTGCATTTGATGCTGCAAATTGATAAAGATGAAATGAAGCAATTCATTGTACCATTTCCATTCAACATTTACAGAACAGCAGATGGCATAAATTTGGATTATACATTGGATACACTGGCCAACAACAACAGTGACTTGTTGCTGAAGCTCAAAACTTTGACACGCAAAAAGAATACCAGATTTTTTAATGCAGTAATCAATTGCAAAATAATCAGACCCAAGCTATAGTGTGTAATGATATCATTCGTTGAGCATTTTCCTGAAAATTACACACCTACACCAGAACAACACCAGGTTCTGGATCAACTGACACAAGCATTTGAAAAGCACAAGTTTGTAATCTGCTGTGCTCCAACTGGCAGTGGCAAAAGTTTCATCAGCAAAGCCATTGCCAATGCCAGCATCAAACCAACACCAGAGTTTGTACGACTCATTGAATCATATGATGCATTCAAGAGTGAAGCAGGCTGTTACACTTATGAAGATGAATGTTTGGCAGAGCCAGTGTTTGGTGCTGCAGCATTGACCATCACCAAGCAGCTGCAAGATCAATATCAGCAATTGTTTCAAGATACCAAAGTCATCAAAGGCAAGAGCAACTATGTGTGTGCTGTTGACAGCAATTTTTCAGTTGATGTAGCGCCATGCACGTACATGCCCAAGCTCAAACAAGACTGCTGGCGCAACAATGTATGTCCTTATTATACAGCTCGCAATCAAGCACTCACCAACAAATTTGCTGCTTTCAACTACAGCATGTTCATGGCATTGCCGCATCACGTCAAGCGCAAACAATATTTGATTTGTGATGAAGCAGCTGAGTTGGAGGATGAATTGGTCAAACATTTCTCAGTTGAAGTCAATGCCAAGACCTTGAAATTCTTGCTGCCTAAATTCAATAACTTTGTGGATGTTGACAATGCAATCAAGGTCAAGCAATACTTGAGTGAGATGTCAACATTGCTGCATGAGTTGTGTGAAGAACTCAAAAGCAAAGTTGCAAAAAAGGCAACAGCCATGGACATCTCCAAGTTGCAACAAGCTCGCAACATCAAAGAGCAAATCAATACAGCCATTGAAAATTGGGGCAAAGCAGAATACATCTGTGAAAAAACCAAAACAGGCATCATTGTGCAACCACTCAAAGTAGACAATTTGAGCAGTGCATTGTTTTGCAATGCTGACAAGGTGCTGCTCATGTCAGCTACCATCATTGATCCTGCAAATTATGCTAAATCATTGGGCATTACAGACTATGAATACATTGAACTGCCCAGCGCATTTGATGCAAACAAGGCGCCCATTTATTGCATGAGCAAGTACAAGATGAACAGAGACAACTGGCTCAAGCTCATGCCAACGTTCAAACAGATCATTGATCAGATTTGTGAACAACACAAGGACCACAAGGGCATTATTCATACACACAACATGGACATCACCAACTACATGAGAGAAAATCTCAAAGGCAACAGGTTTTTGTTTCGTGAGGATGGAGTAGACAATCAAACCATTTTGGAAATGCATCTGCAGAGTCCATACAACACAGTATTGGTAAGTCCCAGCATGACTCATGGTGTTGATTTGAAAGATGATTTGGCAAGGTTTCAGATCATAGTCAAAGCACCATTTTTGCCTCTCAACAGCAAACGCATCATGAAGCTGTTCAAAGCTGATGCACAATGGTATGCTAACAAAATGCTGACCACAGTCATTCAAGCATCTGGCAGAGGGGTCAGAACCCAAGATGATCATTGCTCAACATACATTTTAGATGGCTGCATTGTGAGCAGCATCTTGGATAATGCTGATAAAATGCCAAAATATTTCCTCAAGAGATTTCAATGAAAACAACACACATACCATATCACCAACTTGTTGATGCAACAGCATTTGAGCAAGCCATTCAAGGTGCTGTCAATGCTGTCAAGTCAGCTGTTGAACAATACAACATCAACAGTGATGCAGTGGATCAGCAGCTGCTCAAACAACGTTCTCAAGAGTATACCAGCAAAGAATATTTGATGCAGCAAATTGAAAATCAAAATGATGTTAATGTTGCTGAAAAGCGCAACTTGTACAACTTCAAGCAAATGCGTGTCAATGAAGCACTTGTTCCATTTGTACAGCAAATGTATCCAGACTTGTGCATCAAGTCCAGTGGTTTTTTTGTGTATCCAGCTAATCATGGTTTCATGTCATGGCACACCAATTCTGATGCACCTGGCAAAAGAATTTATATAGCATATGCAGAACAAGATGCTAAATCTTTTTTCAGATACTATGATGCTGACAACAGTCAAATGATTACATCTTGGGATACTCAAGGCATCAATGTTAGAGAATTTCATGTAGACAGTCAAGACCTTTTGTGGCATTGTGTGTATGCAGAGTGCAACAGATACAGTTTTGGTTTCAGAGCAATGACTCATGAACAAATGATTTATGCGTGATTTTTTGTTGCATTGAACTAAATAATTTTATGAACGATCCACAATACTACCTCAAGCCACAAGGCAAAGACTCTTATAAACTATGCTGTGGTGGCAACAACTGCCCACAAGTAACCAGATTAGACAGTGATACTGTAGAAATTCAAGATGATGATGGCAACAAGGTAACCATCAAAAATGGTCAAGCCAAGCTCATTGCTGATGCAGTCAAATCATTGGAGGACAACAAAAATGAGCTACTACTTGGTTAGTTGCATTGGCTTGACATTTTTGCTCAAGTATGCGAAAATTCTCAAGCATTGCAGAGACCATTGGACAAACAAAGATGAATTTTTCAAAGATTTGTTTGGATGTTCTTTGTGTTTGGGCTTTTGGGCAGGAATGATGCACATTCCATTTATATCTTTGTGCGATGGCGCTGACTTGAAACTTTTGTTGTTGCCAACCATCAGCGCTGCAACATCATGGTTTGCAGACAGTGCATTGCAAATGATTCAAGCTTTGGAATTATACTTGATGAAGCAAGTGCGCAAAGATTAATGCATTGACTTGATGTCACTCAACAAAGATTCAAGCTGACCAATGGCATATGTCATATCAGGTTGACTTTGTCTGATGTTCTCAATGCGTTGTTCAATGAGATGCTCAATGCCATCAATGATCTTGCGAACACTCATGGGCTTCTCTTCTGATTCAGAAGGAGTATAAGCTCTGTTGGTCTCACTGCTGCCGCTGGTGAGACCCAATCCAAGATTGGCTGTATGAATGTTGTCAGCGACACGTCTGCCTCCTGCATTTTGTTGTTGTGTTGAAATGCCGTAATAAGAGCCTTCTTGAATGCGTTGAACTAAGACGTTGAAATTCATATAATGCATGTATATTTATAGCTATGAACAAGCATTATGCATCTTGGCAAGAAATTCATGATAGTTGCTGCAACATACACATGCAACTCAAAAATGAAAACAAACAGTATGACTACATCATTGGCGTTTTGAGAGGTGGAGCAGTTCCTGCTACCATTTTGTCTCATTTGTTCAATTGCAAATTGCATGTCATTGGCATCAAGACATATGATGACACTGAACAAACTGACCGTGCAGAATTTTATGCCATTGATCCTGCATTTTATGCCAACTGCTTTTACAAACGACTGCTCATTGTGGATGACATTTGTGATTCTGGCAACAGCTTGAAACTGCTGCAACAGTTCTTTCATGAGAAAACACACAAGCCAGTGGACACTGCTACCATTTACTGGAAACCCACCAGTCATGTCAAGCCACATTACTACGTGCATGAAGCTCATGAATGGATTCACTTTCCATGGGAAGTGAAAAAAGATTGAAAAAATAGTAGAAACCAGTTGAAATGACCATAAATAGACTATACATTCGCTATGAGCAACAAATTACACAAAACAAACCAACGACTTCCGCAAAGAAGTTATTGGAGCGTCTTGTGCGATTCAAGAAGCTCTAGCGGGATGAATCTTATTCAACCTGCTAAAGAAGAAACTGCAGGAAAGTTTGAAACTGTAGTTGCCTAAGTTAGGACACACAGTATAGTATTCAAACAAACAAACAAAGAATAAGGTTCACGACGAGGGATGACCATAACAGCCCAAGGGTTCGCAGAATGCGACGTAAAGCTAAAAGCTGACAGTATAGTAAAGTATTGGTTTGTAACATTGTTGGTTTAGCAATGTGAGGCTTCCAAGTAAAAGCTGAGTTTAAACCATTTTAAGCACATGGGTTTGTAGCACAATTGTGAAGTTGCCCGGGTAGCCCCAAAAACTATCTATTTTAACCCTGTGAAGCAAATCTGGAGATTGCGCTCGCCTGAAGAGTGAGACGGCAAGGTTCGATTCCTTGCGCAGGGACCATTTATGTGTCAGCGGCGAAGTTGGAGTTGTGTCGCGGAGGGCTGTAACCCCTTTACATAAGAACCATAGTCCGTTCGAATCGGACCTGGCACACCATTTCGAGTTGGAGATGACGCGCTGTGTTGTCTTTAAAACGCTAACCAACAAGAACAAACTAGTTATGCCGCTAGTACTGAAAAGGGCAGCACCTGTTACCTCATGGTAATGGTATGGCTTCTTATTCCGTGAGCCTGATAATCACGGAATAGTTTATGGAAGAATGGCTGAGTCTGGCTGAAGGCGGCGCACTTGAAATGCGTTGAGGCCTAAAAACCTCCGTGAGTTCGAATCTCACTTCTTCCTCCATGCGTTATGGATGTGATGGCTGCATATGACCTTGCCAAGGTTATCGAATGGGTTCGAATCCCATATAACGCTCCAATTTTTATGCTGGATTACCCAAGTGGCCAAAGGGGATGGTTTTGTAAACCATTGCGATAGCTTCGTGAGTTCGAATCTCACATCCAGCTCCAATTTCAAAAAGCCGTTTGGAGAAGCTCTAGCGAAGCCTATTATGTATATTACGTACGATGTATGCATGATGAATATAGTAAAAACGATTGCAACGTTGATATTATACCAGGTGCAAATCCTGGATCCGGCACGATTTTCAAAAGCGGTGTAAATGTTAATGGCTGCACACCTGACTTCCAATCAGAAGGAGAGGGTTCGATTCCCTCACACCGCACCAATTTCAACAGGATATAGCGCAAATCATACCGACCCGACTAAATATATGTATGACTATTAAGTGTACATGCTGTAAAAAAGATATAGTAAGATGGAAGTATGAAATTGACAAGATCAAAGATATAAATGCTTATTGTTGTAAGCAATGCAAATCTGAACAATCTAAAGAAGTAAGGGTATGTCCTGTATGCAATGAAAGCTTTTCTGTATACAAGAAAGAGAAAAAAATAACATGCTCTTATTCTTGCGCAAATAAACATTTTAGAATGGGGGAAAATCACGGAAATTGGAAGCAAGATGCTTATAGAAGCACTTGCTTTCTTTATCATAAAAAGCAATGCATAATTTGCAATGAAAGTAATATTGTTGAAGTACACCATTATAATGAGAATCATGATGATAATTCACCTGAAAATTTAGTACCATTATGCCCTACTCATCACACATATATGCATAGTAGGTTTAAGACAACAATTTCTTCAATTGTAGATGAATATGTTAATAATTTCAACAGGATATAGTTGTAGCCTGGTAGCACACTAGATTTGGGATCTAGAAGCGCGAGTTCAAATCTCGCTATCCTGACCAATTTATAAGATCGGCCCGGAGCATACCCGATAAAAAGGACACTTAGAAAGAAACCTTCGCATAGCGAAAACTTACCAAAGACCGGCCCATATGGAGAGTTAACTAGCCGAGGCGCTAGAGATGTTTGCTAAACATCATGCACTTCCCTAAGAGGTGTGCGGGGCAGGACCGCAGCTCTCCTCCATTTTTGTAGAGCAGCAATGCTAGTGTGCGGCCGAAAGACTGATGGTGGGGCGTTTCGGGTAAAACCTCGCGACCATCCTACAATTCAATTTTTATTCGGGTGGTGTCTGGACAAGTAAACGAACTCGGTTTGGATCCGAGTATATGTGGGAGCGTTACCCACTCACCCGACCAATTTCAAATGCCCCTGTAGCTGAGCAGCTTTAGCAATGGACCGATAAACCATAGACGTTGGTGCAAATCCAACTAGGGGTGCAAATTTCAAACCTTCTGTAGCTGAGTGGTTTAGCTCTGTCTTGATAAGGCAGCGACGCAGGTTCAATTCCTGCCAGAAGGACCAATTTGAGCAGTTGAGCTTTGTGCTCTGAAAAGAACCTAAGTGAACGCAAAGCTGTAGAAATATAGTGTAGCGGGTGAATCACAAAAACTATTCGTAGTCTGTTCAACAATTTTTATCCGGTAATGTTCCAAGGCTGGCGACTTAGACTCCAAATCTGAGTGGGTGGGTTCGATTCCCACACCGGGTGCCATTTTTAATGCCTCGTTAGTGTAATGGAAAGCACGTTTCGCTACGGACGAAAAAGTAGGAGTTCGAATCTTCTATGAGGTACCATTAAATGCCCGTATAGCACAACTGGTAGATGCATATGATTTAGGATCATAATGTTGGGGGTTCGAATCCCTCTACGGGTACCAATTTCAAAATACCCTTTAGTGTAATGGTTAACACACCTGACTTTGACTCAGGTAGTCCTAGTTCGAATCTAGGAAGGGTAGCCAATTTTAAAAGCCTCTATAATTCAATGGTAGAATGATCGTTTCATACGCGATATACGCTGGCTCGAATTCAGCTAGAGGCACCAATTTCAAAACATCCTAAAGCCACAGTAGACCGGCACCGGACTTTTAATCCGGTATGGTGAGGTTGCAACTACCTCTGGGATGACCAATTTCAAAAGGAAATAAGTTATAATAAAAGAGTAATTAATTTCAAACGTCCCTGTAGTGAACGGTAGGTTATCACACAACTCTTTCAAGGTTGTATACCCGGTTCGACCCCGGGTGGGGATGCCAATTTCAAATAGAGCTATGGTATAGTGGTTATTACGTCGGTCTGTCGAATCGAAGACACGGGTTCAATTCCCGTTAGCTCTGCCAATTTCAAATTGCAGGTAAGTGGTCTAGTGACCATTCTGGGCTCATAACCCGGAGAGCGCGGTGCGATTCCCGACCTGCATCCAATTTCAAAATCCCCAGTAGCTCAGTGGTAGTAGCGAGCTACATGAAAAATATGTAAGAAAAGAAGGATCGATCTTATAAATAATAGTATGGATCGATCCTTATGCAAAACATGTAAACAGCCTATTGCTAGTGAATGGAGATCTGATAGATCAACAATAAAAAATAACCCTTTAATTTATTGTTCACGAAAGTGCAGTAACAGTAGAGGTAAAAGGTCAGAAGAAGTTAAAAATAAAATAGCCAACACGCTCAAACAAAAACCTAGAACAGCAAAGCCAGTTCAGAATTCTTGTATTGTGTGTGGTGACGTTTTTGAAACATCTTCTTCAAAGAGAAGAAAAACGTGCAATAAAACTTGTAAAAACTACTGGCATTCACTCAAGCGTCAAGAATACATAAAAGAGCATGGTTCATTTTCAACATTAAGAGAGATATTTACATACAAATCAACTACGATTGATGTGGATTCAAATCTTGAAAAGGCAGGTATTGTATATCTAACAGATATACTTGGAGCAAAAAGAATTGAAAGATTTTACAGCATTTTAAACTTCTGGGAAGGAGATGCACATAGAACTTTTAATCCTGATTTTATATGTAGATTAAAGAATGGAAGAACAGCATTAGCAGAAGTAAAGCAAAAATGGATTCAGAGCTCTGATCATGATTATAATAGAACAATACCACTAAAAAAGAAAGTGCTTGAAGAATATTGCAGTGTGTGTGATTATGACATGTTGTGGCTTGACTTTGATAATGCTCCAGAAATGAAACAAATTTATAAAAAGATTTTAGTTGAACGAAACGATAAATAGAGTATATTATCGTGTAATAATAAAATCCCAGGTGGCAGACTAGTAATGCATCCGGCTGTTAACCGGAACCATGAAGGAGCGTAACCTTCTCTGGGAGCCAATTTAATAGTTGATTCAGATAGGAAAGATATTATAATAAAGTATGACAAAAACATATGATCAACTTAAAGAACTAACTGAAGCTTTTGCAATTGATGATGAGAAATTTATCAACGGTAAATCATCTGCAAGTACAAACGCACGAAAGCGTCTACAAGAGATTATCGTACTAGCTAAAGCTCGTCGTAATGAAATTACAGCAGAGAAGAATGCTCGTAAAGAAACAAAGGTTTCAGAGTAGGTAAATTGCCCGAATAGCTCAACGATAGAGCGCCCGCCTTACACGCGGATTGTTGTAGGTTTGAATCCTACTTCGGGTACCAATTTATGGGGCGTTAGTGATAATGGTAGCACATGATCCTTGCACGGTTGAAGAAAGGGTTCGAATCCCTTACGCTCCACCAATTTTGATAGTAAGGAAAGACGCAGATTGCGTGTAATGAGAAAATAATGAGAGGGGCCGAGTAAGACCTGAAATGCATTGCAATGCAAAGTATGATAATACTGGACGGAAGCATTATGAAGTGTATATTACAAACGGAGAATGGGCAGAGAGGGGTCTGTAGATAGACCAGATACTCTTCGATACCTCACCGGCTATCGATATTCAGAAATATTCAACTAACCGCAACTTTAGAGGTCGCTCTTGCAAGCCATGTACCTCTAACGGCTCTGGGATGGGTGCGCTTGCACAAGCTCATTGAATGGTTTCTGAGGCACTCGTTGAATTAGCTACTCAATAGAGTGTCAACAATTTTCCAAATAAATAAACGTATGAAAAAAGATTTAAAAATGATTGCTGAAGCTTATCAAAAAGTTATTATTGAACAAATAACAGATGATTGGTTCCAACAAGGAGCTTTCCAAGCTTATAAAAAACCAGCAAATGAACCATATGAAGTAGCAGAAGCAGATGGTACACTGCAAACTTTAGAAGGTCCTCAACAATACAAAGCTGGTTTTTATATTATTACAGGTCCAAAGGGAGAAAAATATTCAATACCACCTGAAAAATTTAGTGAATTAAAAGATGATAATGGTGATGGTACCGCTTCACCTAAAAAGATTATCAAACAAGTAAAATTAGCTGATTCAGATGGTGTTGTAAAGACTTCATGGGGAGCTGATTTACAATACAGTAAAGGTAACGATTATATCGTAAAACATGGTCCTGGTGATTATGGAGTGGTAAAGAAAGATATCTTTCAGCAAACATACGCACCATCAGACAAGTAACAAATGGCCATTGAGTCAGCTGGCGTGGACAGGAGTCTGCAAAACTCTGTAGGTGAGTTCGATTCTCACAATGGCCTCCAGCTTTTTTAATAAATAAACATATGAATAAAGATTCACAATTGTTGGGAGAAGCGTATAATGAAGTAAAGATTAATGAAGCTTTTAGTAGTTTTGTGATCTCACCGGAAGCATCAAATGTAATGTTACAGCTAGCTGGTGGTAATAAAATTTTAGCTGTAATTTATCTTTTATTAGCGTATGTTGGTATACCTGGATTATTAATGGCATATGCATCATATGGTATGCAGGATATTAAAAATTTTGCTAGCAAAATTTGGGCTGGTATTAGAGGTCGATTATCTCTAAACCCAGAAGATGTAATACAAGCAGCTAGTAAACTTAAACAAACTTTAAATGGACCTGAAAAAGGAAAAATTACCAGTCTAGTTAATAAAATGAAACATTATATTGATAATGGTAAAATAGCAGAAGCTCAACAAATAGCTGATGAATTAAAATTATTTTTTACAAAAACAGAAGAATAATAAAATATTTAAATTTTAGTACGTGTATCCAGCGCTTGGTCCGTCGCTGGTTAATTCTAACTACCTGATCTTCTAACGTTGGTGTGAGTTAACGGACCACCATTTTTCAGTTGATTATAGGAAAGTCGTTATAATAATAGAGTAAATAATTTAATAAAGCACCGGTAGCTCAGTGGATAGAGCAAAAGATTTCTAATCTTTAGGTCGCAGGTTCGATCCCTGCCTGGTGCACCACTTTCAAAATCTCTTCGTATCATAAAAGTAATGTCATCGCCTGTGAAGCGATCTAAGATGGAGCATTACCATCCAAGAGAACCATTTTCAATGCCCTGGTAGCACAATTGGTAGATGCATCGGATTTAAGCTCCGTGTGTTGTCGGTTCGAATCCGACTCAGGGTACCATTTTATCTGGCAGTTGCAATGAGGTAAAGACCTAACGCAATGCCAAAAATTCCAGAAATTATAAGTAAAAAGTCCATAAGGGCTGCGTTTCAAACTAAGGCAAAAACTTTGCAATAGCGATGAAGATTGCAGCAATACAAAAAAGTCCTAAAAACATTTGGAATATTTCGAGGAAGTTCATATTATTATTTATATCTAATAAAAGATCGTTTTATGAAACCAACATACGAGTATTGCAATTTTTGCAAAAGGACAACACAACACCTCAGCGGGTATTGCAGCTGCTATGAACCTGCACCATCTGCAGCTGCAAGTAAGGAGCTTAAAGTAGAGTATTATGATACACCTGCTGAAGTTATAACAAGCATAAAAGATCTCCAATCAATCTACAGCAAAATTAAAAACAATGTTTGATCCATTTTTTTGTGACCACATCAACGGGTTTGATTTGTATTCTGAAAATCCAGAAGATGATCCACTGTACAGCAATTGTGGTTCTACAGCATCAAATCCTAGATACTATAATGGAGTTAAAACAACTTATGATGTATATGGAGTAGAGCTTCAAAAGACAAAAAAAGCTACTTTGTATCAATTGGTTGTTAAAAAGAAGAAAGACGGATTCAGTTACAAATACGAATATGCACTGGGTCCAGAAAAATGGCTTCCTGACAGCGAGATAAACAGCTATCACATCAGTGAGTTTGATGCAACTGATGTTGACTTTGCAGATGAGTTTGCTGTAACTGGTATTCCAGATTTATGCAAAATCAGCATTCCAGGCTGGCTCAAAAACAAAGATGAAACTCTTAGAACAGTTTTTGCAATCAAAAAACAAAGATGAAACTCTCAAAACAGTTTTTTCAATTAAACAATAGTGGAACTCTAAAGAATATACATTATATTATAATGTATGAATAATTTTAAATTATTAATCAAATTTCCAACTAGATCTAGACCAGATAAGTTTTTTAAAGTGTTAAATTTATACTACAATTTACTTACAACTAATAACTTCGAGTTTATTATTTCTTGTGATGAAGATGATATTACAATGAATAATGAGTTTGTTAAACAACAATTAAGTTCATATAATAATCTTACTGTTTATTTTAGTAATAACAAAAGTAAAATACAAGCAGTAAACAATGATCTTCAAGGTAAGGAATTTGATATTTTGCTTTTAGCATCTGATGATATGGTACCTGAAGTTCAAGGTTATGATGCTATTATAAAACAACTAATGTACCAACAATACAAAGATCTTGATGGGGTATTATGGTTTGATGATGGTTTTCAAGGCAATAATCTAAACACCTTAGTTGTTATTGGTAAAAAGTATTATGATAGATTTAACTATATTTACAATCCTGAATATAAATCTTTATTTTGTGATTTAGAATTTACCCAAGTTTCAAAAATACTTAATAAATGCACGTATATCGATAAATGTATTATTAGACATCAACAATACTCTATAGTAAATGAAACACCTGATGAACTATATATAAAAAATGATAGTTTACAACATGAGGATCATGAAGTATTTTGTAAGCGATCACAACAACAATTTTATTTATGAAGTCAATATTAGTTTCATTTGCAACACCAAAATGGTATCATTCACAAAATCTGTTGTGCGATAGCGCTAAAAAGCGTGGTATAACAGGATATATAAAATATACAGACTCCTCAAGTGATTGGGAATTTATTAACAAATATAAAGATATATATACCGAAACAAGAGGTTATGGTTTTTGGCAATGGAAACCGAAAGTTGTTTTAGATGCAATGAATAAGGTTGATGATGGTGATGTTATAATCTACGTAGATAGTGGTAATATAATTATTAATGATTTAAGTTTTATTATTAATAGATGTATTGAAAAAGAAATCGTATTATTTGATAACAGAGATGGTAATCATGCAGGTGTACCCCATCGTAATGATATGTGGACTAAAAGAGATTGTTTTGTCTTAATGAATTGTGATAATAATGTTTATTATGATGCACCACAGATAGATGCATCATATCAACTTTATAAAAAAACACCCCAAGTGTTAGATTTTCTTAAAGAGTATGATAGTTATTGTTCTAATGAAAATATTATTTCTGATTTACCCAATATAACCCAATCAAACTTACCACAATTTAAAGATCATAGACACGATCAATCTATTCTTTCATTAATGGCTGTAAAATATAATATTGAACTATTACCCGAACCATCTGAATGGGGTAACCATTTAACTAATAGACCGTACCCGCAGTTATTTTCACATCATAGAAACACAATAAAGTAAAAAATTATCAGGTGGAACTCTAAAGGAAATACATTATAATAGTAGTAAGTAACAAAACAATTACTACAAAATATATGACAAATACATTAGAACAAGTAAAAGACAAAGTAAAGCAACATACAATCGTACCTTTTAATACTCAGCATATTACATGCGATCATAATCGACTTATTATCGCTGATAAGTATTCAACGACTAATACTAGGC